ATAAAAAATTCAAATATTCAGAGAAATATTTTGATGAACATTTTATTGTTCTTCCCTGCATTTGTGGAAATGAAGATTGTAAGGGATTTGCCTGTGTATCCAATGATGAATTAAGTATAAAAATTCATAAAGATTTATATATTGAGGATAAATAATGGCAACACGTTATGCAGTAGCTAATGGTAATTGGTCAAATGTAGCGACATGGGATGGTGGTGCATCTCTACCTGACGTAGGTGATGATGTTTATGCTGATGGAAAAACGGTTACTATTGACCAAAATATTACCGTATTAAGTATAAGAACAACAAAAAGAACAGGTGGTACAGTCGGTGGTACTTTTACAATAACTTCTGTATTTATAATTACAGCAAATTTAGTAAGTACTCAGTATTATGTTTTATCATGCAATCATACATCGGGAGAAATTATTATCACAGGGTCTATACCAAGTGGTAGGGGTATAGTAAATAATAATACAGGCGATATAAGATTAACTGGAGATGTAGTTGCAGGGAGCGCTAATCTTGATTATGGTATTTTAAATGCACTTAGTGGAAAAATATCAATAATTGGTATGGTTAGGGGTGGTACTGGAACAAACCAAAATAATGGTATATATAATACAACAAACGGCACAATTAACATTACAGGTAATATTTATGGTGGTTTATCTGGAGCAAATACAACTGGTGTTTTTTTGTTAGCTGCTTGTTTATGCACAATAAATGGAAATTGTTACGCTTCAACATCTTATGCATTACAAGCGAATAGTACGTCTATTGTAACTATTAATGGTGATGTATATTCAAGCATAATAAAAGCAGCCATATATGCTCCTGCATCAGAACTTACATTAAAAGGAAATATTTATGGTTATAATAATATATTTCCAATTTTGGTTTATAGTTTTTATTCTGATGATTCTATGCCGTCATTAATTACACTACAAAATATTATAGGTAATGATAGAACATTTTACACAGCAGGCTTGCCATTAGGAAACCCTGCAACCACTGATGTAAGAGATGGAACAACCTATGGTGCTGCATCAGAATTAACAGGAACACTAATAGTCCCACCGCCAGCAAGTGTAGCAAAGAATGTACCTACGGATAATACAGTAGGAACAATGGAAATGACACCGCAGGACTTTTGGACTTATGCTACAAGGACATTAACAAGTGGTGGTGGTGGAATAACTGCTGCTGATGTTTGGGATTATCTTACTACTGGGACTGTAGTTTCTGACAGTATATTAGAATGGATATTAGATAAATTAGATGCTAAAATTAGTAGTATTACTTCATTGACGGCATCAGATGTGGTAACAATATTACAGAATTATGATTCAGCAAAGCAGATACCAACAAATAATAAGATAACAGATTCTGAGAAAAACATTATAAGTGAAATTAAAAAAGTAGGGACAACTACTACGGTAGAAAAGAAAAGACCATATACTTGGTAAATAAAAAACAACAAAATACTTGACTTTTAGTAATTTATTTCGTATCTTTGTATTCAAACTAAAACATTTTTTATGAGTAGACCAGTTTATAAGTATTCAAGTAACGGAGAATTCATCTGTAAATATCAGTCAACAACACAGGCTGCAAGAGACCTCAGCCTAGATGAGTCCACAGTTAGACGCGCAGCAGACAATAGTAAATTGTCTGGCGGATTTTTATGGAAAAGACACAGAGCAGATGAAACAGAATCTGTAAATACGAATACCAACAAACCAAAGATACTAATTCTTGATATTGAGACAAGTCCGTGTTTAGCATATGTATGGCAGACACAGGTTTGGAAAGCAAGAATAAGCCCAGACCAAATTAGTTCTCAATGGTTCATTTTAACTTATAGTTGTAAGTGGCTTGGAGATGATACAATGTATTCAGGCAGACTAACCGGACAAGAAGCAATGAATGAAGACGACGTAAGAATAGTTGAAGAATTATGGCATATACTATCTTTAGCAGATGTTGTAATTGCTCATAATGGTAGGAAGTTTGACATACCAAATATTCAGACAAGATTTATTTTACATGGTTTTCCACCAGCATCTAATTTTAAACAGATAGATACTCTTGCTGTAGCACAGTCACAGTTTGGTTTTACTCATAATGGTCTTGATGCACTAGCAAAATTGTTTGGAATTCCAGGCAAAATAGGAACTTCTTTTGATTTATGGAAAAGATGTTTGCTTGGTGATGATAAAGCATTACTTGAAATGGAGACATATAATAGGCATGACGTAGAAATGCTTGAAGAGATATATCTTATAATGAGACCATATATCAAGGGACACCCTAATTACAACTTGTATACAGATTCTGTAGAAGCAGTATGTCCTCATTGTGGTGGAACTCATTTAAAGTTTGATGGATATTATTACTTTACACAGACTTGTAAATATAAGAACTTTAGATGTCTTGACTGCGGTGCATTATCAAGGGGTCGTAAAACTGTTTTAGATAAAAATAAACAACTATTAGTTAGTAACGGAAATTAATATGGCTACTACATTATCTCAACTTGCATACAACTTACTTAATATGGCTCGTGGAGGAGTCTTATCTGATGATGAAAACATCAGTTACAGACAAGTCCAGTTCTGGGTAAGGAACACACGGGCAATACTAATTAGACAAGACATCCAAAAAGGAAGAACGATATCTGGGAATATAATACAGATGCTGCCTTGTGTTGATGTTATAACTGTGGATGCCTCTACCTGTCCATGTAACGTACCAGTAGGATGTTCTATATTAAGAACTAAGAATAGAATACCAAAGCCAATAGAAACAGATATGAGAGACCTTATAACAAAGGTCTCTTCTATAGAAATGAACGCAAGGTCTTTTAGTATCATCAATATGTTTAGAGCCCCTTGGACTGGATATAATAAGTATGCAAAATCTAATCCAAAAGCTTTTTATTTTGATGGGTATATATGGATTATAAATTCTAATCCAATAGAGAAGATAACTATCTATGGTGTTTTTGAAGACCCAATGGAATTAGCAAACTATACTGATTGTAGTAATCAACCTTGTTTTTCAGATGATAGTGCATATCCAATAAGTTCTTGGATGATTCCAATTATGGAGAAGATGATAATTGAGGGTAATTTTAAAATTATTCTAAATGCAACTACTGATAATGAAGGAGATGCAAAATCAGAAACAGAAACAACAGTTAATAAACAATAATGAAAAATAGGTCTAAAAATAAGATTCAGATTGATTATACCATAGATGATATCTATAACTACTATCATGATATGCATAAGAATGATGAGTTAAATATAGACGAAAAAACATTTAAAAAAGTCTTATATACTTTTAATAAAAGAATCTTTGAGTGTATGCTTGAAGATTCTGAGTCGTTTAAGCTTCCTAAAAGACTTGGAACTATAAGGGTTAAGAAAGTCAAGATGAGTTTTAAGGAAGGTTCAAGCTGTAAGATAGATTGGGCTATGACAAAGAAATATAATAAGAAGATTTATCATATGAACGACCATACTAACAATTATAGATATAGATTTTATTGGCAAAAAGATTCTTGTAATGCTGTAAACAAAACGGCTTATTGTTACGAGGCTACTAGGAAAAATAAAAGAAGATTGGCGTACCTTTTAAAAAACAATCTAACAGACTACTACTTATGATATATAAATATGCATCTATCTATGAAATACTAGAAAAGCTTTTCAGAGACACTGGAATGGCTGACGATATAAACTGGGAAGATTGTGTTGTATGGGCTGGAGAAGCTCTTGATGCAATAGGTGCTTATCAGCAATATATTAGAAAGGTTACTGGAGACCTAGAAAATCCTTGTTTGGATATAGTTGACTTTAAGGCTAAGTTACCTTGTGACTTCCACAAATTGGAACAGATAGCTGTTAATGGCTATGCGGCAAGATATGCTGGAAATACATTTCACCATATTTTAGATGGATGTATGTGTACCACACAGAATAGTACAGCAGAAGACGTTAGTTTATTTACTGATAACTGGGGTAACACATTCTCAAACCTATCTGGTGGTAATCTAAAAGGCTTAAGACAACCATATACATTCGATATTAATGATAACTATATTACATTAAACGTACAAGAAGGTAAGGTATGTATAGCATACCAAGCTGTCCCATTAGATAAAAATGGGTTTCCCATGATACCAGACAAGGATTCATATAAGAATGCTGTAACAAAATATATTATAATGAAACTTGACTATCAGGCTTGGAGAACAGGAAAGATAGCTGATAAAGTTTTTCAACATTCAGAGAGAGAATGGTTGTGGTATTGTGGACAAGCCAAGGGAGATGGAAATACTCCAAATATTGATAAGATGGAACAGATTAAGAAACAGTTTATAAAGTTAATTCCGAATATAGATGCTCACAGAGTATTCGGAAAGTAGTAATTATCAATAAGTTATGAAAAACAAAATCTGTGGTATATATAAAATTACAAGTCCAAGTGGAAAAATCTACATTGGCCAGAGTAAAGATATAGAAAAACGTCATTACAATTACAAAAAATATTTGTGTAAAACACAAACTATATTATATAATAGTTTTTTAAAACACGGCGTTGAAAATCACAACTTTGAAATTATAGAAGAGTGCGATCAGTCTCAATTAAATGAGTTAGAGGCAAAATATATTAAAGAATACAAATCATTTGCAAAAGACAACTCTAATGGCATGAACTGTACAATTGGAGGTCTTGGACAAAAAGGTGTAAAAATGCCAAAACATGTATTAGAAATCTTAATACATTCGCATAGACCACTAAGCGACAAACACAAAATGGCAATATCTGTTAAACTCAAAGGAAGAAAGTTATCAGAAGAACAAATATTGTGTTTAAAAAATAGAGTGATTAGTGAGGAGACTAGAGAAAAGTTGCGATTTGCAGCACAACATATGACACAAGAACATAAAGATAAAATTAGTATTGCAAATAAAGGAAGAGCCCCATCACAAAAAACAATAGATGCTATAATAAAAGCAAATACTGGAAGAAAAAAGACACAAAAAGAATTAGAAGAGCAATCTAAAAGAATGATTGGCAATCAATATACAAAAGGAATGCATATATCTGAAGAACATAAGCGCAAAATTGGAGATGCTCAAAAAAGAGGAAAACACCATATGGCAAGAATGGTTATAGACCTGTCAAGTGGTTTTACATATGACTGTTTAGTTGATTTATGTTCTGATAAAAAATTACAATATGGAACAATATATGCACAACTAACTGGAAAGAACACAAATAAAACACAATACGAATTCGTATAAATAATATATAATGGCAGATTTAAGAAAAAACAAGACCTTTATTTTTACAGGCGGAATGAATAAGGACGCCGCTGACGCTGTTATTAGTGACAAACAATATAGGCATGCAGAAAACTTAAGAATACTTTCCGATAAAGATGGCCAGTCCGGTTCTTTGGGTAATATAAAAGGTAATATTAAATCTGTTGATAAGTCATTACTACAAACATCTAATGTATATTCTTTAAAGTATGACTTTCCAGAAAATGGTGCTATGCCTATACTTGCAGAGACTATTACAATAGATGGAATAGATACAAACTTATGGTTTAATGCATCACAATTTAGGTCAGAATTAGAATTATATAGTAGTATTTCAGCAACATTGTTACAACAATATCCGTACTTATCTATTAGTTATAATAGGTATTGGATGCTGATATATTCGAAAGATTTGACTCATTTAGGCTTTACTCTATCAACAACTGGTGTAATATCAAATGAGTTAGTGTTATCTTCTGAGACAGACTTAAATATCATAGGATATACTTATGCAAGAAATGATATAGTATTATTTACTTGTCCTAATAATAATGTTCAAGAGTCTGGACAGATATGGAAGTTAAACTTTAATGAAGCAGCGACTCCACCATCAGCAACAATAGAACTATTATATAATAACAAACTTAATTTTTCTTTAGCACATCCAATCTTTGATGCCAAAGGTAGTATAGAGAATGATGAGTGCAAGAAGGTGTATTTTACAGATAATAATAATTATCTACGTAGCTTTAATTATGCTGATGCTAACGCATTTGCTTATACACCAGAAACATTAGACATACTAGGAGATGTTAATTTTTCATATAAACCATTGTTAGACAATATGGTATCTGGAAATCTACCTTGTGGTAGAATACAATATGCATATAGCCTATATAATAAATATGGTTCAGAGACAAACATATCTCCATTAAGCAACCTTATTCACCTTGCAATAGGTAGTGACTTTGATAAGACAGATTACAACTATTATGGTGAAGCTGGAACTGAGAACTCTGGAAAGGGTGTCTCTATTAAGGTAAGAAATATAGACAAGAGATATAAATATATCAAGGTCTACTCATTTCTATATAAAGATGGTAATTCAGAACCAGAGACGAGTCAAGTATTTGATGAAGAAATAACATCTAATACTATGGTTTTTGTAGATGACGGAACTTCTATCATCAGAGCGATGACTGTAGATGAGTTAAGTATATATAACAAAATTGCTTTTAGGTGCAAGAGCTTTGATACTAAGAACAATCTTTTAATTACTGGTAATACTTCTGGTGAATTATTTGACGTTGATTTTGATGCCAGGGCTTATAGATTTAATTTATACGATCCATTTAATCCATTAAACAATTACGCTGAATTAAAAGAAAACGACTATAATCCACACTATGCAATAGATATTAATCTAGACGCAAACATATATAGTCCTTCAGCACCACCAGATAAAACATTAAATACTATTAATGTAGACCAGAATATATATAAATATAAAAAGGGAACAAAGGTATTAGGTGGTTCTGGTCCAAACGTAAATTATGAGATAGGTGTAATGCCTTTAAAACTTGGTGCTTTATCTGGAATAGTAGACCCAAGAAACTTTAGGGAAGAACCACGCAATGAATATTGGGGAACTCAAGGTTACCAATACTATATGGGTGAAGACTTTGTAGACAATAAGAATAGCTTCTGTGGGTATGCAAGTCCATTTAACTCTGGTCAGTTTACTGGCTATAGACGTAATGAAACATATAGATTTGGAATAGTATTTTATAATAAGAAGGGTATAAGGTCTTCTGTTAAATGGATAGGTGACATTAAGATGCCAGACATTTATGAAGAAACGCCAAGTTATACTTTGTTTATAGACGATGACGGTGTTCACCATAAAGACTTTAATACGTTCTTTATGGATAATGCATCTGATATTTATTCTTGTCCTTTATATGTAAAATTTGATATTACAATACCAGATGACATAAAAGACGAGGTTTCTGGTTATGAAATAGTAAGAGTACAGAGAAAAGAGTTAGATAAGACTATAAGAGCTCAGGGCTTAGTTAATCCAACACAATGGGATACTGGTTTTGGGCTATACTATATGCCAAGGGGTCTTGGAGATGCTTATGTGCATAATGCTCCGTCAGACGTAATTGGTTTTGCTTCTCCAGAAGGAATTTTTAACCAGAATCTTGGATATAAAAATGGAGATAAGTTACAACTTGTATTGCAGTCTTCAGTAGGAAATGCAAGTACTCTTAGTCCTGGTGGATTTTACAGTACTATATTAAATGGAAATAGTTTATACAATACATCTACCAACCCTCCAGTGCTTAGAGATATGTCTGACAATAAATTTGCTCCAAGTAGTATATATGACAAGACATTACTAATAAGTGAAAACATAGGTGTTAATCCAACTGTCGTAAGACTTGTTATGCGAAGCGTTGCTGATGATACAAATTATCCACAGCCAGCTGGTTCGCAAAACATTATAGTGCTAAAAGGTGGAAATAATTCTATGCCTATATATTTTGAAGATAGATTTATTGCTAATATAGTCAATGACGATGTTATACAATATGGTGGAAGTTCGTATGGCGATAGAATTTTAAACAGTTATATTACTACTGGGTCTTATGCAAATATTACTGATAGTTCTAATACATACAACTCAAATGTTTTTGGTGGTGATACATTTATCACTATGTTTGACTATCAGCTTGGAATATTTAGCTTGGTTAATGATGACTCTGGATTTGGGCAAACAAGATGTGAAAACATTATATTCCCAGTAGAATCAGAAATCAACCTTTCATTAAGAACTGATAAGAGTTTTTTAAAAACTCAAAATATTAAGTTACAGGAAAGGGCAATAGATTTTGCTGGAACTAATGTAACTTATACACAAGAAAAGGATTTATACCAATACAACCCAGCATATTCAAGAGATTCTGAAATTAACTTATATTTTTCAGAGAACAACAATATCTTCAAACCATCTAAATTTGATTGTCGTATTAGAGCATCTGAAAGAAAAAAGAATGGCGATATTAATGATGCTTGGACTCAGTTTACATCAGAAAACTATTTAGATATAAATACGTCATATGGTGAAATTACAAAGGTAGTAAACTTTAAGAATAATATCTATGTGTTCCAAAATAATGCAATAGGAGTGTCTTCTGTTGATGACAGGTCTATTGTTAAGGACACAAATGCTAATGATATTGTATTGGGAAATGGTGGAGTATTAACAAGACATGACTATATTAATAATACGTCTGGCACAAGCCATCAGGCTAGTGTTATATTATCTGATAGTGCAATATATTACTTTGATTCTACGGATAGGCAGATAAAAGTTCTAACAGAACAAGAAGGTTCTATTAGTGATAACTTTGGATTAAAGTCTTATATGTATAATACAATCAGTGGTAGCGTGCTTATAAACGATAATCCGCACATGTACTACGGTGTTAATGGTTATTATGACGATAGATACAATGAAGTTGTTATGACCTTTCATAATGGTACTGATAGTATATTAAAACCAATATATCAAACAATAGTTTTTAATGAGTTATTTAGGGCTTTTAGTTCTTTCTATACTTTTAGTTCACCAATATATATAAAGCATTACAGCAAGATTCTATCGGTATATAGAGACGTTGCAGACGATATATATTTACATAACTTTGGAGAGTATAATACTTTCTATGGAAATAGAAACCCATCTGTATTAAAACTATACTTCAATCCAGACTATCCAGCTATAAAAGTTTTTGATAGTATCAATATGGATTGTGAGATTTCAGATAATAATATAAATATTTATAACGAATTTTTTGATTTGGTAAGAGTATATAATGAATATCAGAATAGCGACTACAATACTTTTAGATATCAAGGAACGACTCCAGGATTTAAGGAACTGAACTATGCTAGACGAGAAAGAAATTATACTTTCCAGATTCCAAGAAATATTGTAGATGCTAATATAACTACAAACCCAGATATATTTGACCCTATTAATTTAAATAATTTCTATAGAGAATTTAAAGAAAGAATGAGAAGCAAAGGACTAACTTTGGACTTTGTGTATAACTGTGCAGACAACAAAAAACTAACAACAAACTTTATTGCTATAAACTATAGAATGTCTTATAGATAATCTAATAAAAAATATTATAAGACTTTTCTTGCTTATTACAATAAAATTTATTATATTTGTAAACTATGATTAAAAAGGCAATAAAAAGAAGGTCTAATACTCCAAAACTAGAAGAATATACTTGGGGCGGAGCTATTAGTGGTTTATCTACCGGGGCTAGCCTTGGTGCTTCAATAGGTAGTGTAATTCCTGGCATTGGTACTGTTGTAGGTGGTATCGTTGGCGGAGTAGCAGGTGCTATAGGCGGAGTAATAACTTCTGACCAAGATGCTGCTGATGAGGCTTTAAGTAAAAAGAAAGCTACTAATGAATTAGAAAACGCCAACTACTATTCTAATACAAGTTCAAGAAACCAAATGGGAATAACAACAAAAGTTGCCTATGGTGGTATGATACCACCTAATGCAGAGGCAGAAGGCGGAGAAGTATTAAAGACTCCAGATGGTCAAGTAGATACACTACAAGGTCCTTCACACGCACAAGGTGGGATACCTATTATTGCCCCACAAGGTACTAAGGTATATAGTGATAGATTGAAACACAATCTTTATGGTAAGAAAGAGACATATGCCGACAGTGCTGCAAGATTAAACAGACTTCTTGACAAATATAAAAAGACAGATGAGGGAGAAGACTTCATAAAAAGAGGTAGTGATGCTTTAATGATTGCTAGGATACAAAGACAATTAGATGCTTTATTTCAAGCACAGGAATTAGATAAGGAAGAAAGAGGTATAAAACCAGTACAAGACAGTTCGTCAAGTAACGAACAACTTGTTGCAGATAATACCAATCAACCAACAGAACAGTCTGATACTCCAGAATTTAAAAGTGGTGGATGGATACAACATGCAATAAATCCAGCACATAAGGGATATTGTACACCTATGACGAAGTCAACATGTACTCCACACAGAAAAGCATTAGCCATGAGATTTAAACACGGTGATTTACATAAACATGCTTATGGCGGAACTACTGGATATGATAATCCAGATGAATTACTTAAGAAAAAGTATTATAATTTTGGCGAGAGTATGTCAACCGATACAAATGCGAATCCAGTAGACTCTACCTATGATATCAACTGGCAAAAAAGTAATTGGAAGAAAAAAGATGTAGACTATATGACGCCAATTAAATCAAAAGATATACAGATACCACAGACAACAGATATTAATAATTATAATATTTCAAAAGCACCAGAACATAATGATGTTACTGGATTGTCACAACCAATTAAAGATAAAAATCTTGGTGTTGCTGAAGACGTAATAGGTACGGTTGCAGAAGCTGCTCCTATGATACATAATATGTTTCAGCCAAAACCAGACAAAATGTCTACTGCTGAATATATGAATACCAAGATGTTTAATCCCAAAAGGATGGACACTACTAATGATATAAGAGAGGCAGAAAGAACTTATTCTGCTATTATCAATGACCAGTCATTATCTCCACAACAAAGAATGCTTGCTTCAAGGCAGTTACAAGCTGTAAAAGGACAGATATTGCAACAGGCTAATAATATGTATAAGCAAGATATGAATAGAGCAGAAGAACTTAATGCTAATATTAGGCAACAGAATATAGAGACTGCTATGAAGATTAAAGATACTAATGATGCTAATGTTGCTGCTTATGCTAATTCAAAGTCTCAGGCCGCTGGTGATTTAAGTCAAATGATACAAAAGAGAAGGCTTGAAATGAATATGCGTAAAAGCAATGATATGCAAATGAATGCAGTCAAAAGTGCCTTTCCAGATATTGAATTTAAGAAAGATGGAACTATGTCTAAAAAAGGCGGTACTGCTCTTACAAGTGCAGAAATAGAAGAAATAAATAAACTCATATATACTATGACTTATTTAAACCAGTACAATACTGGTAGCTATCAAGGATACAATAACAATGGCTACATCAATTCTGCTAATTATGATTTACAGCAAGGTAACAAATAAAAAAAGGAGTTATAATGGGATACGCAACTAACAGATATTTTAAACCAGCTGTATATACTCCGATAGTTACAGAAGTGCAAGCTCCATTCAAGGAGCTTTTTACTGCTGCTCAGGCAAGACAAGAATATGAAGCCGCCTCTGCTAAGTCTAAGGAGATACCTACATCTAATTCAGATATATTAGAAGTAGCCTCAACAGCTACTGGTCAAATTGTAACTAATAAGCACGCAGAGGCCTTACACTTAAAGAAGCAGGCAATAGACCAAGCGGCGTCTACTATGGCTACTGCAATATCTAGACATGAATCTACATCACCAGAATTACAGGGAATATATAATCAACTTAACAGTCAATCTAAGGGCTTGTCTTCTGACTTAGCAATACATGAACAGGCTAAGAAAGACTACGATATTGTGAAGAAAGAACAACAGAGAATCGTAAGTCTTGGTAATCACTATTGGGATGCGTTAGAGGTTGATGAGAGTGTGTTGAGATATATGGGTGGAGAGACAAACTATATAGACCCATATGCCTCAAAAAATAATGAACACGTAGACTGGACTGAAGAAACCAATAAGATAATCTCAAATATAAGAGAAGATGGTAGGGCTTGGTCTGGTCCAGATGGCACATATATTAAATCTGGTTCTTATCGTGGTGTTACAAAACAAAGAGCTGAAGAAATTTTTGATGCTGCTTTCATTGGAAGTAAGCTAGAGAAAGACATGCTTAGAAAGAAAGAGTATAATTTACGTGTCAATGGAATGTCTCCAGAGGATGCTGAAAAAGTTTTTCAGAATGACGTAAAGTCTAAGAGAGATTTTGCCGTTCTAAAAGCTACTGGTCAAACACAGACTGCAAGTACTTCTTCTGACCCTGCACATAACTATGATATAGATAAGCAATTAGCTGCTGACAGACAGACAGAAAATAATGAAACTGTTAGAGCTAAAAACCCAAAAATTGCAAAGGCTAATTTAAATATGATTGAACTTAGCAATGTTGCATCTGGAAAGGAAAAGAATCCAGAAAAAATGAAAGCTGCACTAAACTTTGTAAAAGATTATTTCAATAATGACTCCAAGGTAAAAGGCATTGAACAATTAAATTCATATCAAACAGCCGTAAAGAATGCAGCAGAAAGAACTATTGATTATGCTCACTTTACACACGAATCTACTAGGCTTGGATATGAACAATCTGTACTTAGCAACCTGTCATCAAGAAATATAAAGTTTCTTGGACCAGATGGGAAAATACTTTCTGACTATTCTGGAACTACAAATCAATCATCTACAGCTCCAAATGAATTATTATCAAAATTAGGAGTTCCATCACTTAAGGCTCTATCTGAAATATCAAACATTATTGGTATAACAAAAGTTGACCAGTATAATACTGGTGCTGGTTCACTTATAGGTGAAGTATGGAGTCCTGTCCTTCAAAAGAAAATTCAATTTGTTATTTCTCCAGATGAAAAACAAGAAAAGATTTTTGAAGCTTCAACGAAACTCAATGAGCCATTGCTTAATAGTGATAAGGAAGCATACTATATTGTACCTATAAATAATGGTAAATTAGAATTCCTAAATGGCGTTAGTGTGAGTGAAGGAACTTCTCCTGAAGATGAATCACAATATGGTACTGTTGGTGGATATATCAAATCAGAAAATAAAATTGTAGATGGTGGGACTCCACAGGCTCACTTTGAAGTAGTTTATAAATATATGGAGCGAGGCAAGGATGGTAAATATTTTGAAAATAAAGATATTAAACTTTCCCCAGAGTCCTTATTTGATATGGAAAAGAACTATCATAGTTCTACAGTAAATGTCAATATTAATCAATATAAGAAATAATTAGTCTATGCCAAACTTAGAAGAACAGATAGCCGAATCATATAGAAGAGGATTAGAGTCATATAAGCATACTCCATTAAAGGTTAATCTCCCAGAAGGAGAACAGACATATGAAGTTGGTACAGCTGCTGGTGGTACTCCAAAGACTGCTATTACTCCAATAGATATTAAAAACTCTATAAGAGAAGCAGAAAAAAAGAGACACGATGATTATATAAAAGCACAAAATGATGTAAATATAATTAAGTCTTCTATAAATGATTTTGAAAATGCTAATAGTAATATTGATAAAATCAATGCTATAAGCAAAATTCCAGGCTTAGGCACATCTTCTGTAAATAAAAATATTACTCCAGAGAAAAAAGGAATATTAAAAAGCGCTATTGACGATTTTTATACATCTGATTTTATGAAATCTATGAGAACATATTCTATGGATTTCCTAAAAACAATGGGAAATATAATTCCATCATCGGTATTCTCATTCTTTAAAGGTGTTGGAGAAATGGTAGACAGCCCAAGTCAAATGTATCAGTTAAGAAAGAATGTTGGTACTGTTGAGTCTAATGAGTCTATTTACAATAGAGCATCTATGGATATAAACAAAATAGATGAAGATTTTACTAAGAGATGGAATAGATTATCTGCACGTGAACAAATGGATATAGCTAATTCTGGCGGAATTACTCCAGAAAAAGTACAAAACACTATACATGAAAGAACTTATAGTTTAGCGAACCAGTATTTAAATGAGAGACACGAGTCAGAGAGGCATGGTCTTAAACAATTGTTAACTGGTAAAGTTGACGCTAATGCAGACAATGTCATAAATATGTTAGCAGATGAATTCTTTTGGACTCCGTTTGCAAGTTCTATTTCTCATGAAGTTTCTGATTATGCAACAAAGCAATTGATTCAATGGGGTGCTTTAGATGCTAAATATGCTAATGAGTTTTATAGTAATACGATAACTGCTGTTATGGCTTCTGCGGTAGAAGATTCTAATAAGTGGGCTGCTATGCCAGAAGTAAAAGACCCAAAAAATCCATATAAAGATTTAAATTGGTATTATAGTATGTTGAAAGGAACAGCTAATTCAATAGCTGAATTTCTTCCAATTATGATTGGTGTTTCAAAAGGAACTTCAGCACTTATGAACGCTGGTAGGGGAGCAAAAATATTAACAGAGGCTTTTAATGGATTGAACAAATTAAGAGCATTTGAACAAAACATATTACACTCCGTAACATCTGGTTTCTTAAGTAATAATATAGAAGGACAGATAATGGCTGCTGATGCCTATACAACAAGTATGGAGCAATTTAAACCATATATTGAAGATGGAAGCATATCTAAGGGAGAAGCCGAATATTATGCCACCAGTGTTTCCGATAAATTAGCTGCATATAATATGTCTCTCATGGCAACCAACATGATAGAGATGGCTGGATTGTTTAAGGGCAAGGGATGGCTGTATAAAGAATTGGAAGAATGTGGCTGGAAGGGTTTTAAAAATAGCTTTAATTTTAAGAAAACTCCAATAATGGAAAACGCCATTATACAAAATTCTTTAGAAGCTGGAGAAGAAGGTGTACAGGGTTCATTGGAGAATCAGGCAAGATATGATGTTAAAAAGAAAATGGGTCTTATTCCAGAATGGGAACAAAAAACATTATTTAGTAGAATATTAGATGACATATCAGACCCGGATATTCAATCACAGATGATTGCTGGCTTCCTTAGCCCTGGGATACAGAGGTCTATAATAAAAACATTTAGTGGAGATTACGGAGATAAGGCCAAAGAAGAAAAGGCAAGTCTTAAAAAAAGAATTGAACAGGTACGAGAAGACAATAGAGAATATTTCTTGAATAGATTAGTCTCATTTAAGAAATATATGGACAACTCAGCTGAAGCTCAATTTAATAATGATAAGATTTCAGAAGATATTTTACATAGACAACACTTCTTGTCTATAGTTATGGCTAATGTACAAGCTGGTACTTTAAACGAGTTTGAAGCTATGCTAAAAGGTCTTGATAAAACATCAATATCTGAAAAAGAACTTAAAGAGAGGGGTTGGAGCAAGGATTTTAAAAGCGAAATAAAAGACAATATAGCTAGTGTTAATGAAATTAAAAAACTATATAATTCTCTTGGTAGATATGAAAATGCTGAAGAAATACTTAACAATAGATTAACAAAGAGCTCTTTGGTTAAAAGTTTAGAAGACTTAGACAATCAAAAGAAGGAAATAGAGCAGAAGAAAAAAAATACAATTGAGAGTAGCGCATTATCTGCATTAAGAAAAATCAGAATTATGATGCCAGACTTTCAATTTAAATACAAGGAAAACAAAAAAACTGGTGTACAAGAACCATCATTTGATATTAATGATTATAATGACGAAATAGATTCTAACTATAAAGGTCCTAAAAGCAAAACTACAGTTAAGAGAGAAATCGAAAGTTATTTAAACAACTCAAAAGATGCTATTACTTCAAATCCAGATTATAACGACATTACAAATGATTTTATAGATAATCACAATAATCAAGAGAAGTTATTAAAGACACTTGAACTTATTGATAGTGATTACAGTAAAATGAAGTCAGTAGATTATCAGGTCAATTTTATAAAAGAAAAAAATAAACAATCAGAGCTTTTAACGGACTTGATAAAGATAAAGAAGAAAATAAATAAAGGAAAAGCGTCTCAAGAAAAATATAATGAATTAACTCATAAGAAGTTTGGAACAATATATAAGAACGTTCCAACAGAAGCTGTTCAAAAGGAACAGTCAGAGAAAGAAGCTCTATCTGATTTAGAAGTAAGAAGAAATAGGGCATTATCAGAGATACAAGATACTGGTAGAAAAGATAAATCTGGAGAAAAGATTTATACTACTTCATTAAAGAATGCTGACAATAAGGTTGTTGCAACATTCGAAGGCACTAAACAGTCTATTGAAAAATCTCTTGATTATGAGTATGACAATAGAAAGAAAGATATTAAGCCAGCAGTTGCTAAGCCTGTAGAACCGGTAGTTACTAAAGAACATGAAAAGAAAGAAGAAGCTACTACTGATACAAACGAAGAAACAACTAAACCAGTTGATGAGGCAAAGCAAGTAGAACCTAAAATAGTTAGTACTACAAAGATAGAAGGTAGATATAATCATAAAGACGGAACTGTATCAAAAGATAAGGTAGAGTTTGTAATAGAAGACATGGTTGATGGGACAAAGAAATCTTTTATAGCTATCAATGGAGTTCCACAAGACGTTAAGGAGCATACAGCCGAAGAAACAGACGAAGAAATACTTGATACATATCAAGATTGGTTGACCGATGTAGATATAAAATGGGATGTTCCACGTAATATTAATACTGAACCGTTAAATACCATCCAAGACGCAAACTTGGATTCACAACAGAATTCTAAACAAGAAGCTATTGGAGATGAATACGAAGATGGTAAAGAAAGCGTATTAGATAGTGATGATGAATCTGAAAAAGAACAAGAAGTTGAAAGACAGAAAAGGCCTTTAGCTGCTTCTTTTGGTGCTTTTCTTAATAGGTTATATAAGGCTTTAACTCCAGAAACACTTGTAAGTGTTGATGATAATCTAATAGGTGAAAATAATGAAATATTAAACTTTGATAAGATTGGTCCAAATACCAAACTTACTTTTGAAGTTGACGACGATGATTCAAATATAATTACAGACCCAGATACAAATGAAACTACGACATGGGGTATATACAAAAATAAACCTAATGCTAATATAACTGAGAACATTCCAATAGTTGTAAAAGATAAAAATGGTAATAAACTTTTTTATGTCCATCAGACTTCTTGGATAAACGAAAGAAATACGCAACCAAAAAATGGCTCATCAGAACAAGAAGAAGATAGAAATAAAAACAGAGCTATAAGAAAGTCTATTATAGAGTCAAAGAAAAAAAATAAAGAAGGAAAGACTATAGCTAGTGGTAAGATTAGGTCTTATGATGATGGAGTGTTATTCAGAACCCAAGGTGGAAAGCAGTTTAGGACATCTGAAATGATGGAAGATGAAAACTTAATAATAGCTACAGCAAAGAATAATGAACTATTTGTTGGAGAAGGTGTTAGGATTCCAGATTCTATAAATAGTAAACTGAAATTTAAGAATGACTTTCATAATGGTGTAACGTATGCTATTATAAAAGTCAACAGAAATGCATATAGGGTTATACCATTAAGAAGTGCAACATTTAGAGATAGAAAGGGTTTTAGTAAGAATCAAACTACAAGGTCTTACTTAATGAATACAATTAAGATTGTTCTTGATATTGCATATTCTACCAGCGAGAGTCTTATTGCAAAACAGATGTACGAAGAGAAGTTTGGTAAGCAGCTTCCAGCAATAATAAAATCTATAGAAAACGCTTTTGGATTAAACATAAGAAAGACAAATAAGTTTCAAAAGGTAGATACAAGAAAATTTCTTGAAAATTTCTTCTACTTTAGAGATATGGGTAATAATAAGTCGTTGGAAGAATTCTTTGCTAACGAAGGTAGTAAACTTGGTTCTAATCACTTTGTAATTGGTGTCATAGATGGTGTTGTAGTTTATGGAACTATGAGCAACAATCAGAATAAGATAACCAATGCCGCAGAAGCAAAAGCTTTCATAGAATATGTTTCTGATAATAAAGACGGTGTAGATATCTTTTTTAATACAAATAAAAAGAACTTATCAAACAATAAGAAATTTATTGTTATTGACGACAATGGAGATATGCTTGAAAAGACATATAAGCAAGTTGTTAAAGACAATACAACTACCAATATACAAGGTCATAATATAGGAACTAAAGAAAATCCATTCTATACATATACTATACATCCAGCTGTTCAATTTGAAGTAGATGGACAAGAAGTAGAGAAAGATGTAGTAGCCACTATAAATGAAGAGACTGGTGTTGTTAAAAGTGATTCAAAAGTAAAACCAGAAAAAACTAATACTGCTCACGACGAATTAAGTGGTTGGGACACTGACTATTATCTAGAGCCAGCTTCTGATGAAGATAAAACTGGACTTGAAGAGCAGACTGAAGAAATATCCGTAAAAGGATTATCAGCAGCTAAACAGTTTCAGTTAATAAAATATCTTACTTATAAGATAGTAAATAATATGCTAACCTCTGAATCTCAGAGAGTAGAGACAAAGGTTGCATTCGCTAAGCTTTTAGAACAGTTTCAGAAAAGAAGAGAATTGATAGAGAAAAATCTCGCAAACAATTCTTACAATGAAGAAGAACAGGCTAAGGCAAATATCATATTAAAAGACCTACATTCCATAGAAGATGGTTGGGGTGTAATCACCAATATGACTTACGACGCATTAAATAAAATACGTTCTGTAAAGTTTATTAATCAAGATGGTTCTGAACTAGATGACGAATCTATAACTACAAAAGAAAACGCCAACTGGGATAGCGTTAGTGCATTTACTATGGATAGCAGAGATTCTGCTTCTTTACACGTGAAACACTTCTTCTCAGCAATAGAAGAAACATATTACGATGAGCAAGGAAATCTTAAGGTAAAACAAACATTCTTTGGTGCTCCCATGCCAGTAAGTTTTGATGATGCATATAATACTTGTAGAAGGATATTATCTAATCATGGACAAGATAGGTCTGTTAAGAGATATATAGAGGTATTGAGAAGCTATAAAAAGTCTTTCCCATTCTTAGAACAAATAGCAATGAAACTAGAAAGTGGTTTTGTTGACGAATCAACAAAGAATGAATTTCTCAAGGTAATGACAAGTCATTATATTGGAATGAGGTTCTTTAAGATGTTTAAAAATAACAAAGGAAAGTTTACCTCTGTTATGTGGGCTGATGATTCTAGTTCTGCCTTTAGAAGTGTTATGAGAAGGTGGGATGCTAGTTTTACAGTTAATAACATTGTTATAAATGCATATGATGATGAAAATGGAGACCAAGTATTAGTATACGATAAAGATATTGTAAATAAATTAAATGGTCTATTATTTATTAATAAGGATAAGAACAATAAGGTAACAGCAAGATTAAAGACAGAAGATGGCGAAGAAATAATATCCTTACAGGAAAAAGCTATCTATGAAAGAAAAAAAGCTACTGGTAGATTAAAAAAGGGAGAAGAAAATAGTGCATTAGAATTTACTGAAAAGGATTATAATACAGCATTGGACGTTCTGAAGAACTTTGGGATAACGTTATCAGATACTACATGGCAAGCGATGAAAGATGGTAAATACAAGATGGGCAAATCAATAAAGACTGTTCCATTTTATGATTTATTCTTAAATAGTCAATCTCCATTTTTAATGTTGATGAAGAAAACATCTTCTAACTATTTCAAAGCAGATGAACATCCATTAGATGATAATATAATAACAAGATTAGCTAGGTTTGAAGCTGAACATTCACCGCATATGTATAGCGATACGTTCTTAAGTGCTGGCAAGATGGTTCAGTCATTCTCTAACAATAAGTATCTTATTGAAAGATTTATGAGTTTAAAAGAAGATAAGCAACTTTTAAAGAAACTCATCGTCAACCCATTTACTAAAGATTCTATATGGCTTAAAAAAATGTTAAAGACTGATGCCGATGGTTATTATGTTGATGCTGATGGTAAAAGACTTGTTGATAAAGATGGAGTTGTAACCGGAGAAGTAGAATTCAATGATGAATCATCATTCAATGAATCATTTGACTATTGGACAGTTTCTCTTGAACCATTTAAGACTACTGACAAAGCCAGTGATTCTCATGAATTTAGAACACTAACAGATTTGGAACACGAATTGTTTAGGTTGCAGGGAATACAAAACATAGCATATGCAGAAGGTAATAAAGGACAAAGAGTAATCTCTGTATTAAATCCAACTTCTTCTGACAAGACAACGGCATTAGCATTTATGATAGAAGCAATGAACATACCGTATGATATGGCTACTGGTAAATTCAAGATAGAAGAAGGGCAGAAACATTCTACTGCTGTAGAAATGCTTTTCAAACACGTAGTTATACCAGAGATAAATAGTATAATTAATTTTAATAAACAAAATAACCAGTTTAATAATAAAGCCTATACCGACGGTGGTGGCTCACTGTTTTATTTTTTCAAGACCCTTAATACAGAAATACCAAATCTGTTTAAATTATCAGAAGACAGAAAAACCAGAATTATTAATGAAAATATCTTTGAAGAAAATGAGGAGGGCGAAGCTCTAAGAGACGCTATTAAGCTAGAAGTTGGTTCATATGTCAATTCTTTGATAGAACAAAAACTGGAGTTCTGGAAAGAATATGGTATTGGTGAAAAGATGAAGAATGGCGGATACAGATATTTTAACTCTAAGTTTGTAGAACACAATGAACGTGGCTACAAATCAGATGATAAGGTAACTCAAGCTGCTTCTGATATGGTTATACAAAGTTTGTTTGCCAATGCAAATATATTTCAACTATTTGTTGGCAATCCAGCAGAATTCTTCAAAGCTGCGACAAATGAAAAAGGCGAGACCCTTGATATGTCTGATGAAAATATACCAGCACATCTTGAAGAAACACAAACCAATATTGGTAAACGTCTTGCCAGTGATATAGCTCCTGGTAGTTCATATTTTACAAAAGAAGATGGTAATATGAGATGTGTATATATTAAAGACCCAAAGATGGACTCCTTAAATATAGCACAACTTAATAAGAGTTTAAAAGATAAGTCAAGCAAATACAAAGGAATAGCAATAGCTGATGGTCAGGGACTTTCTTCTACGTTAGACTTTTGTTTTGGTTTATGGAAACAAGGAAAGATTACCGATGTTGAATGGAAACATATTCAAGAAGTTATAAAAAATGCTAATGGTGGATATTACGAACTTGGTACAAAGCTTACAAAGAAGATAATTCTTAATGTAGAAAAGCCTGTATATGTAGATAATATCTATGACGATACTAATAAGGCTGAATATAGAGTATATATCAAGCCTTCAGTATTTCCATTATTACCAGAACTTACGACTGGATTAGACATAGATAAGCTAAGAGCTGCTATGGAAACTCAAGATGAGAATGGCAACTATTTGGTTGATAAGGTGTTCTTTTCATCAGCAGTAAAATCTGGTATGACTAAATCTATTAATATCTTTGGTAGTGATAGTGGAATATCAATGTCAACAAAAGAGATAGTAGACGAAATCAATAAAGAAGGTGTTATACAGTTCTTACCAAGAACTGGTTATAAGATACAGCAGGAAGTTCCTTATAAAGAAAAGACAAGCATAGGCACTGTTACTCAGGCTGCTAAGGGTTTGTTTACAGACTTATTGGAATATGGTGGATTTGTTGACCCAAAAACAAATAAAGAAACTACTGGTAGAGAACTTAAAAAATCATATGACGATTTACACAAACAGTTATTCCAACAGTTTGCTGATATCTTCAAAGATAAAATAAGTTATAGAATTGAAGACGGTGTTATCTATATAGACAAAAAAAGCTTTATAGAGATAATAGAAAAAGAAGCAAAAGAAAGAGGTTGGCCGCCATCAGAAGTCAAGAATATGACAAATCCAGACTTCTTTGACGCTATACCCTTCTCATCGTTTGCAGAGCGATATGAGAGCGTTTTAATGTCTATCATATCAAACAACATCATTAAGATAAAGATGCCAGGGATGTCGTCTGTATTAGGTACACAGGCGGGCTTTAAATCTACTGATATGACAAGAGAGGAATTCCTTTCTTCTATTAAAGGTAAGTCAATAGTAACTACTCCGTCTTATGACCATTCCAAGGGTTTACAGCCAGCTGGAATAAGAGAAGATGGTAAGTGGCATCCAGCACAAGCTTTTATACCAATGAAGTTAAAGGACGCTAATGGGAAGTCAATAGATATTAATGATTTTGTCGATTCCAATGGTGTTTTAGATATGTCAAAGGTAGACAAAGACATATTAAATATCATTGGAATGCGTATTCCTAATCAGGGATTAAACTCATCATCATTAATAGAGGTAGTCGGATTTACCAAAAGAAACTCTGGGGACTTATTTATAGCTACTGGTGACTTTGTGACACAGATGGGTAGTGACTTTGACATTGATAAGCTCTATTCTTATATCTCTCCTATAAAGGTTGAGAATGGTAAGATGATGAAATATACGGACTCTATTGACCATAATGTTTTAAAACAAAGTATACAAAAAGTTAATGACGATATATTAGAACGTGAAGAAGAGATAAAAAATCTCTCTGCCGTCAACAATATTGATGAGATAGAAGTTAATCTTAAGAAGATTAAGCATATACAAGAAGAAATCAATAGACTTGTAAAGGAAAGAAAAGAATTATATGGACAAAATGTTCTTTATACACAGTCTTCTATAATAGATATTTACAAGGCAGTTCTTGGAAATCCATCAGAAGAAGTACAGAAGCTTATAACTACTCCATTAGACTATGGAGACCTTGAAGATATCTCAAAAGAGATGGCAAGGATAAAAAACAAGAAGAATCCCAATCAATACAAGTCAAGTACTATCTTATCTGATGCTTATCAAAAAGAAAAGTTTATCAATGCTACAGCTGGTAAAGATGGAGTGGCTATATTCAGTTTAAGTAATACAGCAAACTCAGCATATCAGTTTGCAAAGAAAGATGATGAAGGATTAACAATATATCATAATAATTCACCACTTATTGTTAAGTTTGGTAAAAATAAATCACTTGGAAATCTTAGTGGTTCTGACACATTTAATGGTAATAAGAAATCAGAAATCATAAAGTCATATCAGTCAGTATCTGTTGATAATGAAAAGCTACAGATTCTTGGAGCTTTAAATATTAATAAATATACTTTTAATGTTATAAGGCTTATGAATCAACTTGGATTTGAGCAAGAGACATTATATCTTATTAATCAGCCAATAGTATTAGAATACATCAAAGAACTTAAAAAGATACAAGGTAAGTTTGACGAGTATACCGATGATGCTAAAAGCAAAGCAAGAGAGATAGTTATGAAGAAGTATTCTGATAACTATATAGCAAGAAGAGAACAAGAGATACATATTGTTAATGGAGCTGACAACGGATTAGACTTCTATAAGGAGATGTTTGAATTTGAAAATGATGTTAATAGTTATAAGTCTGAAATAGATGATAACGATGGCATTATGACAGAAGATTATTATAATGACACACAGTGTTCTGTGTTAGATAAATTTATTTTTCTTGAATTAAAGGGTAAAGAACTCGGATTTCTAGAGTCTACTTCAAACATAGACTCTGGTGGTATTGGTGTTAATGTTACAGAGATGCTTATAAAAAAGCAAAATATAGAGTCGATACTTAATGGAGAGACAAATATTATAAACGCTGAAAGAATCTTTGGAGATGTTGATGAAGATACTGGAGAATTCACACCAACCACTATTGCTGGTTATGCATATGAATATGGTGTAAAGTTAGCAAATAAACTATACATAGAAAGTAAAAATACTGACAGAACGAGTGGTATTTTTAAGTATGATACTAAAGCTTTTAAGCATACACACGAACAAGTTCTTGCTTTTTCTAAGTCAAAGATAGAGAATGTAAAGAGAAAATCTAAGATGATGCGTTCTGTATGGGATTCTATGAGGGCGTATCTTATGTCTGCTGATTCATTATGGAGACTACCTAATAGTGATACCATCGTTGAGGCAAGGCAAAATATGATGTATGATACTTATAAGATGATTATGAGTCTTGATGAAAATCAGGAAGAACAGTATACTCCAGTTATAGAGCATAAATCACTTGCTTACATTATAAATGAAATACAGCAACTTAAGATAGGTGAAAACACTTATATTGAAAGGTTAGATACTAAACCCGCCAATAAGCCAAGTTATAGCGATGTTAAAGAATCTGGTGAGATAAGACAAGCTAAAGATATATCCTTAATAAGATTTGACGCTACATCTAAAGAAGGATATGGTGAACAACAGATATATGCTTCATTCTTAGACTTACTACAGAATGATAGAAAGATAACCAACTTAGACGGAACTGATTATATAGTAGATGGCAAACCATATATGACTTCTTCCCTTGCACAAGATTTGATATTATATACCTATGCTAATGGTGCAAAACAAGAGGCTATACAATTCTTAAAATACATTCCTATGCAGTTTTTACATACTATAGGTGTATTTGAAAAACTGACAGATATAGACTATAATAAGTTAGAAGCTTTTGGTCATAGTGAAAATCTTGACTTCTTTACACCATCAAGTATGACCAGGCAGATATTCCAACATTCACCAGAACTGGCTGTTAGGATGAGTGATATAAAGGCTGAGACGCTTATGAATGATGGCGATGGTAAGGTTGGAGCTACAACGACATTTGTAATTGCTCCTCATGCTATGAAAAGTAAGTTTCTCGTAGGAGGTCCTATAACACAAGATGGCGAAGCCGACATTCCAGTACCTTTTATATCAGTATTTAACGCTTTCGCTGACACATCTTACTCTTTATATGAGTTTGATAAGTTAGATAAAGATGGTAACTTTATATACAAACAGATAGACACGCTAGGTACTTTTGGTATGTCTGAATATAATTTTGGCGTGGCAAGACCTACATCTTTAGTATGGAAAAACAGGTCAATAGTAAAGAATGACTCTACATTAAAACCAAGTCAAAAGAGTTCTAATAACTTAACAGATAGACAGAAGTCAATACCAACAAATGCTGAAAATGATTGGATTGGAAAATATAACTTCAATAATGTATCTGGTGAAAAAGCTAAAGAAAGAGTGGCTTCTATATTAGAAAAGATATCAAAAGAAAGTAATAATAGTCTATTTAAGACATATGCAAGTGACTTATTAACAGCAATAGGCTCTATACAGTTAGAGAAAGATGGGGCTCAGTTCAGCTTAGAACAAGGTAAGTTTTCAAGTTATATAACCGCAACACACACTTTAACTATAGATACAAATGCCGTTAAGACTATAAATGAATTTGAAAGAGTATTTTTACACGAGTTAACACACGTTCTTACTTCTAGATATATAAGAATGTATGGCACAAGTGAATTTGAAAGTCTAACTCCTGACAAAAAAGCAGCTATACTAAACATTATTAATCTTTATAAGAGATATAATAGTCACTTTAAAAATAATAGTGATTTGCAACTAAGAGCAAGATATGATGCTTTTGATAAAAAAAATAAACTTATAAAAGCATATAAGGAAGCTATGGCAAAAGACCCTTATGCAATGAGTTTAGAAGAACTACAAGAAGAAGCGACAAAGATAGAAAATGACGTAATAAACGCTTATAAACAAGAGCATAAAGTAGACGTTTCTAACAGTGTTAAGAGTATAACGGTTAATAAAGACAATAAGATAACCGCATTAAAAGATATCTATAGTTCTGAAGACAGAAAGATATTTTATGCTACTGCCAATCCAGCAGAGTTTGTAACAGAGATGATGACTAATGAAGCTGTTATAAAACAAGGTCTTAATATACAATATGATGAAAAAGAGAATAAATCTTTTACAAGCAAGTTTATAGACTTCTTAAAGGATTTGTTTGACTCTTTTACTGGAAAGAATATATCTTCTGAAGCTATAAAGAATATATTAGGATTAATAGAGGTTAAAGAACAAAGTGAAGTTAAACAACAATTAGATGCTACGATAGTAAAAGAAGATGATTTATTTTCAACAAAAAACGAGGAAAATGAAATAAAGAATCCTTTTGATAAAAATGATAAGCCAATAGATTTCTTCTTAGAAAATCCAGGAAACAATCCAGACCTTAAGTTCTTTAATATAAATAAGAAAGCAATATTAAAATATTTTGGTAGAGATAGTATGTCTTTCTCAGAATATCTTGAAGAATTAGATAACGAACCTAGTAAGAGTTCATTTTTTGACACTATAACAAGATGCTATTAATATGAGTATATGTATACATTGGGAAAATAGTGATTACAAACCACTATTGAATGAGGGGTGCAGTTATGCATCAGTGAGAGAAGCAGTAAATCTATATTTTGATGATTATGGTGAAGTGCCATCATTAGACTGGGTTAGAAAGCACGCTGCTGTTACGAAGAAACACGCAGCTAAAGAAATAGGTGTTAATGTTAATAGTAGGAATATAAGTTATTCTGAACTTAAAAAGTTGAGATTTAAGATAGGTCTTGCTAATGACAGAAACTATGCAAGAGGTTATGAGAGAAAGTATGAAGATGCTACAAAGTATTTATATGGTGATAGCTATTATTTCATATTAACACAAAAGCCTATCAAACTTAATGCAAGTAGAAAACAAGATGAAGCTAAACTGGAGAATACTGTTGCTAATAAAGCTAGTAGTAATAAGTCTTCAAGTATAGAAAGTGCTATTGCTAAAGGTAGTATATATCACGCTTCTGCCCCAGTAACAAGATATGGTGTTCATAGACCTTCTTATAGCAGGATGGAGCACCCAAACTTCAATACAATATCTGGTAGAATAGAAGATAATGTTCAAGACTACGATTTAGAGCAAAAAGAAGAAATAAATTATAATGAAAATGAAGAAAATGAAATAGAGTTTGATGAACCAATAGACTATGTGCGACAATCAGAAGATGATTTATTTTCAATGCAATCTTCTGGTTTAACAGAAAAGACTATAGATGGCGTCAAGGTTGATATAGTACCAGAAGACGATTATAGTAGTTTTGAAAAAGCTCTTACTGTAGCAGAGACAATAAAAAATAGTGATAAAAGGTTTCAGCCATTAGCTATGCAAATGCAAGTTGAAGTTGAACATAACATTAGAAAACTCCAAAGTGCTAAAAATAAACTAAAACTACATTCGTCTGGAAAGACAAAACTTACTCAAGACCAACTGGCTGTTGTTAGAAAAAGTCAGTCTATGGCAAGACAGAGGATTAAAGATATTCAAAAGAAACAATTAGAAATAATAAAATTCAAAGCTCTTGAAGATATTACTGCTACTGCAAATGAACAATTTGATGAAATAGAAAAATTGATGAATAGTAATTCTATATCAATAGAAGATGCTAAACATATTTATTCTGTATTAGACCTTTGGGCACAGGCATATAGCAATAATACATTCTTTAATGAAAGTGAGATAAAAGCTTTTGACTCCAAACTTATGAAACCCATAATGGATAAGTATAGCGAATGGCAGGCAACGGCTGAAAGATTGTTAAAAAAATTAGACAGTATAATGGTAGCAAAACTTGATGAAAATGCTAAAAATAATTATACTAGTGATGAAGAAATATTAGATTATCAAATTGGTATTAAGAACAATTTTTCAAGTACTATAAATAAAGATATAAATTTCTTTTCAAAACATTTTATAGATATATCAGAACACGGAGATAAGGTTCTTAATTATGTTTACAAGCTTAATAAGGATGCTAATTACTTGGCAGCATTAAGAGCAAAAGAAATAATAGATGAATTAGACATCCTAGATAGAAGTGCTTCTAAATCCATTAAGGCTTTAAGAAAACCAGGAAAAAATAAATACGATATCTTTCTACAGACACAATCTAATGAAGACGATAGATATACCAGAGGGCTTGTAAAAATGTCTACCAACAACTTCTCTACCGCTAAGAAGAGGGTTATGTATAACACTAACAGTGGCAAGTCAAAAGTTAATGCTACGTTTACTTGGATGAGAGAAAATGAGCATATTTTTGATGCAAGATTGTTATTTAGTGAAAAAGAACTATCTACTTCTGACAAGAAAAAACAAACAGAACTTATAGATACATTAAAAAAGACTCTTGGAGAATACGATTATAACAGACTTTATAAACAAGCTGAGATAAAAGCTCAAAACTATAATGATAGTATAGAGCCACAGAAAGCACTATTTAAAGAAAGGTTTCCAGGTGATGCGGCATCACAAGAAAGAGCTTTTACAGAATATGAAAATGCATATTCACCATATAAAATTGCAGAATTCATTGAAAAAGGATTTAGTAAACCAAAAATTGGTGATGAAAATCCTAATTTAGAAGAAAGCATAGTAACAGTGCCTAAAAGAACTATTAGTGGAAAAGAAACTGGATATTATGATAATAAATATAATAGTATTGTAAATGACAAAGATTTACTAAATCTTTATGAATACATGATGGACACTCTTAGTGATTTAAAATTACTGATACCATCATTTAATAAAGATTTAATGCAAGATAATGCATTACCAAACATACAAGCTTCGATAGTTGAAATGTATGCTAATGAAGGTACGCTATCAGCACTAACATCTATGTGGCAGACAATAAAAAGCGTAAATACTGCAAGTCCTAATCCAGATTTAGATTATCTAAATAAAAAAGATTCTGATGAAAAAATAAAAGACCCATCAAAAATATATGATTACTCTTCTGGAGAAGAAATGAAGTCTATACAGGCTGGATTTTTGGAGGGCAATAAGAAAGAGATAGATACATACATTGATATGAAGAGAATGGAGTATTTTAATACGCATTTAGGAGAAAAATCTATCAAAAAAGAAATAGAAGAAGAATGGAGAAGAGAGATTGTTAATGAACTGTTTAAATATCAGTCACAAGACGTCTTAAAGATTATGAAATTATTTGCCTTAAATTCATTGGCATATTGGCACAAACAAAATGTAGAGCCATCAATGGATTTGGCAAGACAATATATCTCTAAAAAGAAAATCTCTGACACCGAATCAGAGATGGGCGTTACAGATGCTGAAAACTTTAAAAAGGCAGCAAACTTCTTTTTACATAATTTCTATGGATATTCAAAGACAAGAGTAAGTGGTAGAATAGACAAGACAAAGAGAATGAAGCTTGGTAGTAAAGAAATTGAAATATCTACCAAAATATATACTGGCATTGAAAAGAGAATGAAAGCACAGATAGATGCCTTAAAAAAAGAAAATAAAAAACAGCTAGACGCAAAACAGATAACAGAAAAACAATTTAAAGACAGAGAAGATGCTTTAAATAAATGGATTGACAAGTCTGGTAAAGTATTAGCTACATCAAAATTGATGGAACAGCCATTAAAATTTAATCAGTTACTTGTTATGGGATGGAACTTAGGTAGTGCTATATCTAACTTAACATTTGGATTTGCAGCAAATATGATTGAGGCAGCTGATGGAAGATTATATAATCAAAAAGACTTAATTGCAGCATATACAATGGTAACAAATTCTATGTTAAGAAACTATTCTTTTAATCTTTTGACTACTGGCCCAGCTAAAAAGATAAAAAGTTTGATGGAAAAGTTTGATGCTTTAAAAGAAATGAAGTACGAACAAGTAAGACCAAAAAATGAAACACTTGGAAAAAAAGCTATCAAATTTTTAAAATTTACTACGCCATACAACTTACAATCCAGAACCGAATATGTAAACCAAGCACCAGTGCTGATTGCTACGTTAATGAATATCAAACTAAAAGATAAGAATGATAAAGAACACAGTCTGTGGTCTGCACTAGATAATAATGGTAAATTAAAGGAAAATTTTAGAACAGAAAACAATATCAAGAATTTTGAAGGAGATTTATCTAATTCAGAACATAATAAAGGGCTTCTCTTTACTAAGATGCGTATTGATAAGGCCATTAAGATTAATCACGGTAACTACGACCCAGATAGCACTATATTAGCAAAATATAGATGGCTTGGAAGGTCTGCTACTCAGTTTAGAATGTGGATGCCTCAGGCTATAAAAGAACGTTTTGGTAAATATGAATTTGATGATAACCTTGTATGGCAAGATAAAGGTGGTGATTTTCATTATGGTATGTCAAGAAAAGGTAGATATAGGACTGGATTTGGAATGTTTTCCTATGCAAGAGTAATGGATAACAATGCTATTATAAAAGATAAGAGTGGTAAGACATTAGATAATCCAGATACTGGAAAACCATATACTTGGGGTGAATATAAGAACATTGCTAACGCCAATACAGCAAAGTATGGAACTATGGATTTAACTGGTTCTAAAGGTATGCTGATGCAAACCTGGTTTAATACAAAATATTTGTTAAAAAAACTTACATTTAATATTGCCTTTAAAAATGCAAATTATGATAAATTTGGTTTTACAGAAGTAGATGCTGCTAATCTAAGAAAGAATCTTAATGCGATGATAATACTTGCTGCATTATATTTAATAAAGTACGGCATGAATAAGCTTGGAGATGATGACGATGATAGTAAAAGAAATAAAGACTTTTGGTTAAATCTTACATTTAATCAATTAAACAGACTTGAAACTGACTTATCGTTTTATAGTAGTCCCTCACAAATGGCTCTAATGGCACAGGGAAAAGTTCTTCCAATTTTATCATTAGCGGAAAGAGTAGAAAAATTATTTTCTATATTGCCAGATATGATGAGTGAAGATGAAAAAAGACATACATATAGAAGTGGTTCTTCAAAAGGTATGAATAAATTGTTAACTTGGACGATGTTAACAACTCCATTAGTTGCTAGCGGATATAAGTTTTATAAATCAACTTATCAGAGATATAACTCTCCCTCAGACTGGTTATTGAGAAATAAGAAGCCAAAAGCTAAGACCAAGACTAAAAGCAAAAGTAAGATAAAATGGGAATAAAGTTGCAATAAATGACAACGGAAATTTTTTTGTTACAAAATAAAAGCCAGCACAACTAATGTACTGGCTTTTATCATTTCTATTGATAGGCTAAAATACCACAATTATGAATAGTGTAAACACTATAAGGTATTTTATCATTTGGCTCTTTTGGATTATATCCACCAGAGATAATATTCTTTAATCTTGGCAACGCTCCCTGAACAAGTATTTGTTCGATATTATATGGATATGATTCAAGAAATTTCATTGGGTCTTGATATCCATCACTATGTTGAAATGCTCTTATAAGTAATGAATAGAGTGATATTAAGTGAGTTCCAGACACCCAGAACATATCCATCTTTGACAAAAATAAATTATCATCGATTTTAATAAACTCTGATTTCTTTTTCACTTTTAATAAGCCCTCTATGTCATTTATCATTTTCTGAATTTCAAGATAGTTTTTATTTAACCTTTCTTTATCAGCAATAAATGTACTTGTTGGATACGAAGTTCTTTGTGTCTCCAGTTTTGGTGGAATCTTATAGTCAAGTATAGAGAAAACAAGATATGGGTCATTGTTTTTAAACAAGTCTTTTTTATCTCCATAATGGAAACCAAATACTGCTCCTATACTTTTCCCAGTAGATTCTGTATATACTACGTCATTAAGATAGTCTTTACAAGCAGATATAGGCTGAATCATTTCATAAACATTCTTTTCTATTTTCTTTGCAAAGCCAAATCCCATTTGATATTGTCTTCCTTCAGAAAGTTTCGTTCTGTCTTTTTCGTTAATAAGTGTTATTTTCATATTCCTAGTGAAACTTGACTATTATTTTCTGTAGTTTTGTTTTTTTTCTTTACAAATAGTTGCTTGCTATAAAAAGCATCTTTAATAAAGTTTAGATATTGCATATAATTGTCTTTTGTGTCATTACTTAATATTAGTCCAGATGGCGAATGTCCCATCTTTCTAACTATAAAAGTATAATATAGACCTTTTTCCGACCTATAGACAAGTTCATTATCATATCCTATTACATTAGGGTCTGTTGCAACTTCCAAATCATTGACATTATATTTATATCGAAATATTACATTTTGATATAATGCTGGATATTCATTACCTTCATATTCAAGATAATGACAGTTTGTATCTGTTTTAGACCAGATACAATCTCTTTTCCATATTATATCAAAACATATTATTTCTTGCTCTTTGTCTCTCATTTTTGGCTTTTTTGTGGTTCTTACCTTCATTTCCGTTTTCAACAGTTTTTCAAAATCTTCATTTTCTATCAACTCTTGAAATATTATATTTTTATTAGGATATAATGAATTGATAACTTTTCTCCATATTTTTAAGTCTTTTCTTAAAATTACAAGTTGAATGGGTATTACTATCTTTATCATTATTTTCTAATATTATTTTATTAACTTCTTCTTCCATCATCTTCTGTTGATGGCATTGGAGCGCGAATAGCTTCTTCTTCATCTCTAATTTTCTGTACATCTTGATAACTATTCCAGGAAACGGTTTTTTCTTTAAATTCACCAACACTGACAGAAAACTTAAATCCATCTTCATAATGTTCAGTTCCACATTCATTACATGTTAATATAAGACTATTATCTTCATTTATTGATTGTGTAAAGTCTTTCTTTTTAGAAAGGCAATGTACACATCCAGACTCTTGAGCTTCTTCTATTCTATTCATTTGTTTTTAGTATTTCTTCAATTTTTTGTTTAATACTTTTTTCGTCGTCACCATTAGTATCGAGTTCAATCTCTGGATACAAAACAGATAATGATGTTTTTAGACATTCAGTATTTCCCTTATGCGGAGAGTTTAGTTTAATTCTCTCCGCATAACTTTTAATACAGTTAATCTGACTCTGACTTAATTTTATCATTTGATTCTATTTTTTGTGGATTGTCTTCGCCCCACATAAGAAACATCAAATTTGCCATTGCATGGTCAAGGTGAGATTTCCCAGATTCTTTGTCTATTTTATACCCAGCTTGCCAAGCAAACAAATGTCTAAGTAATGCCGCAAAATATCTACTATTAAACGGCTTAACCTTCATCCAATTGGAATCTGAATACTTTTTTGCACCCATCGTCAAAATATAAGCAAGTTTATTAATTTGATTATAATCAACAAGGTCTAATCTTAATTTCTCTTGGTCAAACTTCTCTCCCTGCATCTTCTTCCTTTTTTTCTGGTTCAGTAAATTCTTTCTTGATAAATGCATTAAATTCTTCTTCTTCAGAAGCTTTCTTTTTGCATTTGAATCCAGCACTGAAGATATCCCTTATCAGTTCTTCTTCATTCTTTTCAGAACCATTGATAGTATTTACTACTTCTATAAGTGCTGCCCTCCATTGTAACATAGCTTCAAGTTCAGACTTATCTTTTTTAAGTCTGTACTTTCTGTATCTGTTATCTCTTATTTCAATTTCTTTATCAAGTTCTATAAGCATTGATACTACTTTAGAGCCAATAAGTGTTGTTTGTTTAATCATTAATTTCTTCCTTTTTCGTTATTATATAAATCTCTTACGTTATCTGACTGATGAATTTCTTTTGTTTCAATATTCATTATAGATAATCTTCCATTATAACCAGCTCCAGTATCCAGATTCCAGACATTAGCGGCTTTCATAGGCTTATCTGTATTCCAGTTAATAGTTGGCGTATGTCCTATGTAAGTCTCGTTATAAAGCGTTTTAAACTTATATCCTTGTACTGAATTAAAAGATAATGCTTGACACCATAAATCTCTATCCCACATAAGAATATCTGATTTGTTGTATATTGCATCATCAATAGGAAAATGCCTGTTTAATCCACCATGTACAAAAACATTGTTATCTTTATCAAGATAATATGGTATTTGGTTATTGAAAAATTCAATATGTGATATTGGAATATGTGTCGGGTCTAAATCTGTAATGTATTTTCCAGTACCAGTAAGATAAACTATATCAAGATTATTACAATAAGATTTTAGTGTTCCATCACCACCTTGCAACCAACCTATAGGATGAATACCAGTATTAAGAAATGTCCTAAACCAAGAGTCATGATTTCCACGAATGTCAATTCTGTGTTTAATTTTTAACAACTCCTCAACACACTCATAAACCTCTGAATATCCGTCACATATATCTCCAAGAGTAATTAGTTCATCATTTTCATAATCAAAATTACTCCTTTGAAGACATTGTATTAGTGCTTTATAAGTACCATGAATATCTCCTATTACATATTTCATTGTTTATTTTTATTATACCATTTTATAAATTTGACAATACAAATAAATGTTGATTCTAATTTCGTTTTTGATTCAGAATAAACTGCTGGAAAGTTTCCATTTAAAAAACAAGTATTATGTTGTATTTCAATTGTTATATCCATATCATTTATTATCGTCTTTTCAATCTTTTCAACAACAGGCATTAACCAATCCCATGAAGAATGATATTGTAGTTTATTTTCATGAAATAACACATTGCTGTTTATTCCATAAACTATCAAATCTGAAAATAAATTTCCAGTATACTTATTTTTTATTAATTTACCACCCATAAATTTAGCAATAAGTTTATTGCCTTCAAGTATTTCTTCTTGTGTCATAACTTTGTAATTTTAGCTTTACATTTATCAATTATATCATTATTATAAAAAGGGTCATATTCTGTTCCTCTTATAAATTCTGCAACTTCTGGAAACATTATTAATAATGCATTAAAAAAACATTGACCTCTTCTCCAACTATTGTTTTTTTTACTTAATACAAAAGAATAATTTTCAACTAATGATATTTCAAGTTTACTTAATTTCATTATTATCCCCCAGTTGTATCTGACAATATATATGTACCATCAGAATTTAAAATTAATTCAAATCCACAAAATAACATTATTACTTCATCGTTAGCAACTTTACATGCATGTGGTGTAAAATGTTTTTGATTTGGATTATATTCGTTTGGTATTATTTCAATTTGGTCTTCAAACCAAGTTTTTAGGTTGTCATATTTTACTTCTTTTTCCATTTATCTTAAAGATTTAATAAATTTATCAGAACAATTTGTATGCGTAGGATATGAAGCGTATTCAGCACAATCTATTGCAAAATAATGTACTTCATGTGGTTGTCCAATTGGGATTGTTTTATTACAATATTCACAATCTTTATCCATTTTTGCTCTTGTTCCAACACTTCTTGTTTCAATAAACCATTCTTTTGTTAAGAAACTATGTTTTTTCATTTTATTAAATTATTAATTTCTTCTTCTGTCATTCCATCTCGTCTTTGTCTAACAAGACATTGTTTTGTTATAAGTTCTTTTACCCTTTGATAACTTATAGGATAATAATTATGCGCATCTACACCTACATCAAGAGTTCTTGGATTAAACTGTGGGTCGTAATTATAAGGCTTGGAATGTATATGCCCAAACAAATTCCAACTACCATTGCCACTACCAGCCCAAGAGTTCATTGGATAATGGCATAAAAATAGTCTTTGTTCTTTGTCATCCATTTCATCATCTAATACTCTTAAATCAAGAATATCATTAACAGAAAAGAATAGTTCCCTTACTACTGGGCGATTTATCTTATTCTGATAATCATGGTTTCCTAATATTAGGTGTTTTTTACCATTCATTTTAGATAAAATGGTTTGTATTTTTTCAACACTTGACACCATTCCAAAATCACCTAAAATAAAAGTTTCTCCATCTTCTGGAACTACTTCATTAAAGTTTGATATTAATACTTCATACATTTCTTGTGAAGAGCTAAAAGGTCTTTCACAAAAATCAATTATATTTCCATGAAAAAAATGCAAATCGCTTGTAAAGAATGAATTAGTACTTTGTATTTTCATTTTATAGTTTTTGTGGGGGAGATATTTCACTCCCCCATATTATTACGTTATTGTTTGTGGTAATAGCTCCTTAGTGATATCTGGCTTATCATACACCTCTGCTTCTGGACCTATATCGTCATTAAGCAGTTGCGCTAATTGGTCTCTATGTTTTTGTTCTGGATACAAAATAACTGCTAAGTTCTTTATATTATCCATATTTTCATGAGACATCAGTATCAATTCCTTGGCTGAACTTGAAAGTTTTGAATATTTACCTTTGATAAAATTATCAAAATCATCAATTCTATTCTCTGGTATATCAAAATCAAATATAACAAATTCATTAGAAGGTCTTAAGTTACTAAACCAACTATGTTCTTTTAGTTTATTAGAAATTTCTTCATATTGCTTATCTTCTTTTTTTTCAACTAGTACTATATGAATCATTTTTTCTGGTTCTATTGAGATATAACAATCGTGAAACATTCCATCATAAAAGCTGTTGGCAAAGCCAAGCCAGCTTCTTACAAATGTTGACGCTTTTGTCATAAATATTCTACTCCTTCATTAGTGTAATATTCTTGTGGAAAATCCCATCCATTTTCATAGTGAAAGACATATCTATTAATAAGGTCTTTATATTCCAACATTCCTTGTTCAATATGAACTTGATTAACGTTAAATACTCTTACTTCATATAATGTATTTGTCTGTGCTACTATAACGTTCCATTCTGGCGTTACTTCTTTCAATGGAATGTCTGGATACATAGTTTCAAATATCTTCCCAGCAGCAATGGTATATATTGCCAGTTGTCTAGCGGTATGATATTCACTAAATGCTTCTCGGTATTTAGATAGTGGTTTTGACGTTGTCTTTAACTCATTGATAACCATTTTTCTATTCTTTGGGTCAAAGATAATATGGTCAACAAAACCATGAATCCACAAATCTTTTCCATCGTGAAGTTTTCTTCCCTTGAGCATAAACTCTTTTTCGGTGAGTACATCACAATCTTTATGATTATCCATATATTCAAACAACTTCTTAGCACCTTTATGTACAAGAATATTATCTGCGATACTAGTTATTCTTTCAAAGTCATCAAAAGATATAATCTTCTTACCTTCCGAATCACTGATAGAATCTATGTATGGCTTTAAAGTCATAATAAGTTTTTCAGCCTCCGACTTTATAGTATCACTAGTTTTTGATTTGATACTATAAGAAGCCTTATAAGCTTCAACTATATCTCCATTGTTGTTTCTATATTCTGCACAAAACTTATGTTGTTGTGCATTAGCAGGCATAATAGCCTTTAGAACATAGTATTCCTTTGGAAAGTCATCTCGTCTTAATATATAGCAATGTAATGCCTTGCCAAAGTCCATAAATTGTGACTCTGGCTTTGGTAGGTCGCCATTAGACATTGCCCTAAAATATGCTGGAGATTCTTCCAACCAAGTTAAAGAAGAAAAACTTACCTTAATGCTATCTTCGCTTATTTCAATCTGGTCGCTCAAGTTGCTCTAATGCTTTAAAGTAAATATCTTCTCTTTCTAATAATCTTTTCGCTCTTGTATATAGGTTGCGCTTACCTTCTTCACCCTTTTCCAAACATTCGATAATATCTATGTTTGTTATTTTTTCATCGCTCATACAATTAAGGGCATTAATCAATTGCTCATCGCCATCCATCGCCATCTTATGATATTCGACACATGCTGGATAAGTCTGTATGAGTTGTTCTATAAATTCCTTTGAGAACTTTATCATAGTTTATATAGTTTAATAATCATTTGGCTATCATCGTGATTTTCAATAGGATAAAATGTTGTTACCATTTGTCTTACATAATTAAGATTATCATCTTTAATTATTGAGATATAGTTTTCTTTGTCTGATGAAAACTTTCCATTTTCATCTTTTACAAACTCTATGTTCCCCGCTAACGCATCGTGTAAACACTTTCTGTAGATATGTTCAAAATTGTCTATATCGGCAGATGACTGTATAACATCATATATATCTATTGAAATACCAATAGGATAGTCTTTGTCGTCAAGTACTTGACATTCTTTAATTGCATCATAGAAAAACTTTTTTAGTTCTTTGGATATTTTGCTTCGTAAATGATGATTCATTCCAACCCAGATATCTTGACCAGATATCTTGATAGTTCTTTCTTTACCTGCGGTTCTTATATTTTTAATAACTGGTATATGAGTAGTTATGTCTATCAATACACCATTTTTGTTAAAATCATATTTCTCCGTCTGGTACTTCTTCGGAATCGAGGCACAACCTTTTAGATAGTGTTTCGACTTCCTTTTCTTTGATAAGGTAATTCTGTTTATGAAGTTCCTTATTCTTATTTCTCGCAGTATAGATTCTTCCGTCATCTAAATCGTCTTCTGAAAACAATGGATTATAAAGCCTTCTTACACTTGCTTCAGTGGCTTCAGGATTTTCTTTGAATACTTGTTCAAAAAAGTGGTTAAAATTTGACATTCCATTTTGAACTTTTATCATAGTTTTTTCATTTTCAAAACAAATACGAACAATATACCTTTCGTTCTCTTTCATTTATTTAATAAATTATTAATTAGTTGCTTAGCTTCTGCAACACTGTATTTTAATATAAAATCACTAATATCTTTTACATTATACTTGTCTGGTATTAAAATCATATCTATCTGATACTCATCAGATATCATCTTACTTCTTTCAATTCCAGTTTTGTCATTGTCATAAAATACTACTACGTGTTTAAATCTCTTTAACATACTGTCGTGGAGTTCTCTTGGGTACATATTAGTTTCACCGTGAAGTGAAAATGCATTATATCCAAGTTCTCTTAAACACATAACATCTTTCATAGACTTTGTAAGTATTACTATATCTCCAACCCAATCTAACATATCGAATCCTTCTACACAGTTTGGAGTTATATTACACATCCATTTAGACTTTTTCTCGGCAAATGGCTTATAAATCTTATACAATATATTATTATTGCATTTGAATATATAAGCATATGTTGGGTTAGAATTTGAATATGTTGATATTAGTTTATTGTTTAGCCATACATACTTACAAGATTTGACATTATATTTATTTAACGTAGACAAGCTTATTCCATATAAGTTCCAATACTTATAGTCTGTTATTGTGAATATCTGTGGTAATATAAATATTTCAGAATATTCTTTGTTATCATCATTTTCTACTATCTGCTTGAACGTCAATGGTATTTCTACTCTTGTATCTGTTAAATTTAAATTAAGTTTTTCGTTAATAATATATAATGCCTCATTGAAAGAACACGCATATAGACTTTGGACAAAATTAAAAGCATCACCATGTTTACCATTTCCCCAGTCTCTAAATATTATTTTATTAGCGACTTTTTTAAATGTAAAGGAAGGAGACCTTTCTTCACGAAATGGACTTAATATGGGTTGCTTAAACTTTATCTTATCACCCAGAAACGCTTCAATAATATCTTGTTCAGTTACTAATGACAGTACTTTTTCTTTTGTTAATCCTGGTGTATAATCAAATGTAAGCATATCGGCTGAGGGGGAAGTTGCTCCCCCTCAATTATTTAGTTATTAAAATGGTAATCCGTCTTTTTTATCTTCTTCCTTTTTAACATCGTTGCTCATAAATGATGGCAGATTTACTTCTGCTGCTGGCGATATAGGAAGCCTCTTATAATCATAATGGTCAGTTTCTTTGAAAAGCAACTTGCTTTCATTCTGCGCCACATGAATGTTTTCTGCGAAATTTGGAAATCCAATTCCAACTTTTACTTGGACTTTTCCTTCTTTGTCAATATATTCTTCTCCAACAAATTTCTGACGATAAGGTTTACCAATACAAATATTAATCATTGACTCCAATAATTCAAGTTTGTTGTTACCTTTGATTTTTGCTTTATCAGTGTCTGTAAGATTACAGTTGTTGGCAATATGCTTGACGTTGCCTAATGAGATATCTAAAGCTGTTTTAGTTTTACCTGGCTTTAGGTCGTCATTGACATAAAATTTAATGTTAGCTTCTCGTGTAGCCTCAATATTAGTATACTTTACGAGAACATATTTTGATTTTGTTACATCTTCTGGTGTTTTTAGTTCTGCTCCAAGAATTATTACTTCGTGAATTCCAGGGTTGAGTGTAGGTTTAAAAGTTGATTGTGCTTCTTCGATGTCGTTAAATGTAAACATAGGTTATTCCGATTTTTGATAAGTTTCTATTTTATTAATTATTTTTGCATAGTCGTTGTCTTCGTATAAATCAAGACAGCCTTCAGGAGACTTTGCAATCCTTACTCCGTCTGTGTTTGTTAGAAATCTGTATTCCATTTTTCCGTCTGCACCCATAACTGGGTCGGTATGTAATACATATGTGAAATAGCTTGGAACTTTTATAGAGTTCTCAAGTAATTTTCCCGGGCTCTGTAGCGTTATTATCTGATTACCCTGAACATCTGTTGATGTTGTAGTATGTCCTATTACAATAAGCCACAAGTCCTCTCTAAGGTTATTAGAGACTTTAATTAAGGCATTATAAGTATCTACAGCTAAATCTGTCCACTTGTCATATGACTTAAGTTTTGCGTCTCTCATTACTCTTTCTGAAAAATAATGTGTTATCGACTTGTTATCTTATTGGCTCTTTATCCAATAATTCTGCAATTTATCTGTATTATATTGCAGTCCAGACTATCTCATACTTGTTTTCACAAGTTCTATATTTCGTGCCAGAGTTGCTTCTGTTTAGCTATCTGGTAGTCGTTGAACCTTTAAGATTCTTTATTTACAGGAATCTTACTTGGTAACTGATTGCCACTAATTACAGCGTGGTGTTCCAGTTTTAAATAGATTTAACGAGGACCTATTTTATATTTTACTGACCCTATTGGATATTTGGAAAGAATTTCTTGAACAATGTGATTAGAACGACTATTTATATAAACCAGCGTATATTTTGCCTTGTGCTTATGTAATACACTGTCTATATTAAATTTGTCTTTTAATATTTTACAATATAAAAGTTGTTCGTCTCTTGTAAAATTGCATAAATATAGACGAAAAGTTATTCTATTTCTACATCTATCACAATTTCCATCATCGTAGAATGTTATTGCAAATGCCAATTCATTATAAAATTCATACATGTATTCATAAGATGGCATAATTCTTTTCCCATCTTTATAGAATATTTCATGCAAATCCTTCATAATGCCTAAATTCATTGAATGCGCCTTATAAACATAATCATGTATAATGTTGTAATGATTCATTATTCCTTTCATTTTTTCATACTTATACATAAAGTATTCTTTTTGTTGATAAGTGTGGCATAATTGATAGGCTGGGTATCTGCTTAATTTTGTTTTATAAAAGATACTTCCATCTCCAATTAGTCCACCAATGAGAATACTTCTTTGTTCATCAGTCATTGTGACTTGTCTATAAATATCATTCTTCTTCAATTTGTTTTCTTGTCTCCATCTCCAAATTGTTTGATAATGAATATTCAGTTCTTTTGATATTTGCATATCATTCATTCCTTTAGTCCAAAGCTCTTTCGCTTTTTCTCTCCAATTTAATTCCATAATTACTCATTTTAGTTTGTATTATACAAAGATACGAAAAAAAGTGAGTAAAAGCAAGTAAAATCTTATTTATTTTTTAATCCTCGATTATAATGCACTTGACGTGTGGCATCTTGCCGTTTACACCTTCAATAACCTTTTTTACTCCTTCAAAATTTTCTATTTTAAAGAAGTTTTGTTTTTCTGCGCTAAATTTTGCAGAACCGCCTTTAAAAGGAAGTTCTTTGTTGTTTGGTGATACTATGACCGTTTCTTTTGGGTCTAGGTTTAATGCTGCCCTGGTTTTACCAGTCCCTGGTTCACCGATAATTAGTAATGATTTACCCATTAATGTACTTTAATTATTTGTTCGTAGTGTTGTGAAGTCATCTCTTCTGACTTCGGTAGTTCGAAGAATGTTCCAGTCTGTCCTATAAATCCCATACCAAGAATCTGTTCTGCATCTCCGTCTCTGTTTTTGAGCACTGATAGGCTTCTAAATTTGTTTCTTAGTAGTCCAGTATTATAACCATAAAAGCTTTTTATATCATATCTGGAAGGATTAAACACCGCTAATACTATATCAGCATCTTCTTCTGGATTCTGAGAATCCTTGAAGTCTGATAATTGAGGTTCTACCCTATTAGCTGAAAATCTTTCCGAGCTTGACATACTCCTATTTAGTTGTTGTATAAGAACAGGACTATATTGACATTTGTTTCTTAATATTATACAGTATTCAGACATTTTGTCTATATTCTGTTTTTTATTATATCCACGTTCCATTCGCATAAGTCCTATATGGTCTACAACAACAAGAGTTATCTTGTTTGGATTTGTAGGTTTATATTCTGAAGGAACAAATTCCCCTTCTGAATTTCTAGAGTTGGTCCACACTCCATTGTTTTTTGAATAGTTTAGAACATTCATCCATATTCCAGTAGGATTTTCTGTTCTGTCGAAAAATGTAACATATTCTTCTAGCTTATAGAAATAATCACATTCAGCAAGAACTTGTTTATATACTTCATCACTAATCCTATGTTTTCCTTTTGAGAGAACATAGTTAATGTCTATAAGTATTTTATACTTATGAAATATTCTTCTTGCTATTGCCTTTGCAATCTTTCTAACCTTATCTAATTCTAGAGAAAAGTATAACACATGAAAGTCAACTTTCTTTTCGTTAAGTTGAACGTATTCATATGGATTGTAGACAAATAATTCATCTACTATTGAACTCTTCCCAGTTCCAAGTTCTCCACCAACCAGATAATATGTTCCTTGTTGTATACCAGGAATAACATTTCTAAGCCTTTCAAAGCCCATAGGTATTCCCTCGTTGAGTCCTAGTCTCCCGTCATCAATTTTTTGTTTTACATCATCAAATATCATATTTGTTGTACAAATTCGTTATTATATTCCTCCGTATTATCTAATATTGCCTCGCATTCTCCCGCTAGCATTGACATCCCATCCTTCTCTATAAAATATGGCGCTATTTTCATATACTGATAACCTTTTCTTTGACAACTGTCTATATAATTTGATGTAGCCTTCATAATGATTTCGGGCGTAAATTCTGGATGCCTTATAAGAAACTTTTGTAACTTTTTCTTACATCCAGATAGGTCTGATTTAATGTAGTATCCACCAGACTTTATTCCTTTTGGAAACATATTAAACCATTCATCTGTCCAGTCTTCTTTTACTGGCTTGGTCTTGTTTTCTACAAAGATACGAAATTTTTCCGTAATTTGCAAGTTTTCAAACGTAATTTTTTGATTATTTTCAATTTTTATCCATCCATTGCTTTGTAGTTCTGTTAATTCTTTAGTTTCAAAACCTCCATGAGCTTGAATATAATCCATAAGAACGTCTTTTCTATTCTGATATACGGTATAGCATATCAAAAATTGATTCACATTCATATTGACTTTATTCAGCTCATTGAGGTCTAATTCAATAATCATTTATAATGTTTAATTAGTTATGATTTTGCACTCTGCTTATTACTTGTTGTGCTTTTTATTTTACATCGATGTCCACTTTTATATACGCAGACCCTTGCCCCTATTCCCATAAGACCTTTTTTAAGTTTTCTCTTGGGACAATCTAGAATCCCAGAGGAGCAATCGCAGTAAGTTGTTATTTTAACCTTGTTCAAGATATTTCTCCTGTTTTATAATATTCGACAATTAATGATTTAATATAATCCATCTCTACGTCTAATAGAAATTGAGTTATAATCATTTGTGCTATGAAATCACCACTATACATTTCTCCGTATATATCACAATACAGAGGCAGTATTCTGGCTAATAGCTCGTGATTGCTTTCACCATTTTGTTCGCCTGATGATTCAGCAGAAACTTCAACGGCTTCGTCTATATCATCACTTCTTCTAACTTCGTTATCCACTTTACGTATTTTTGATTAATAGTTTTAGTTCTTGATGCTACCCATTTAATATCTTGAGTTCCGAGAATATATAGATTAAAGAACAATGCTAATTTATCATCTTGTTTTCTAGATATCCTACCTTGTCTTTGAACCATATCCAGCCACTTACTATTACCAGAAGCACATATTGCTAATGAACATTCTGGTACATTAAATCCTGCATTTAAAGCTTTTACAGCACTGATAACACGTATCTTATTACTTTGTATCTCAAATGCTAGTAGTGACTTCTTGCGCTCTGGTTTTGACATTCTGGAATGAAATAATACACATTCATCTGGAATCTCATCATATAATTTTTTGGCAAAACTGATAGCCTCAGAAAAGACTAAAGCCTTTTTCTCTGGAAACTTTTTTAATATCTCCATAGTAGCTTCTATCTTTTCTGGACAATCATATAGAAATGATTTACGCTTGTTCATCATAACCCAATACATTGTTGCTTTATGAAACAACGCATTCTGTTCTTCAGTTCGCTCTTCTTTTGGAATTGGTCTTATGTTTTTTAATACATAACTCGAAGTTCCAAAAGCTCTCAATGGACCACCAAGACTTGATTCATATTTATTATATAACTGCATAATATCGTCATACTTATTTTGAGATTTCTCTGAAAGTTGGATTCCATAATTAAAAATAAAATATGGTGCAACAATTTCTAATTCTCTTGCTCGATTCATATCGGTTGTATGTAATATTGGTGCAATATCATTGATAAACAGTTTCTTGTCTTGGTCGTCTATTGTAGCAGTAAAACAAATCAGTTTATTAATTTTGTTATTCAGATAAAACATTTTATATTCTGGACTTATGGTAGTATGAACTTCGTCAACCACTGCATTAAACTCTTGTCCAGTAATCTTATATGCTGTCTGAATACAAATAATTTGAACTTTTGATAAATATTGAGAGTAGCCCCATTTGATAAACTCTAGAACCCATTCGTTGTCTCTTAGATTTTCAGTAGGAGTGATTACCAACCATTTTTCATTTGGATTAGAAATAAGGTTTTCTACAATCAAATCTACTCCTATCTTAGTCTTCCCAACTCCAGTAGCACCAATATACGTTCCACGATAATTGTTGTTCCTGATTTTGGATTTGACAATTTCTTGTTCTATTGTTTTATTATCATCTGGCATAATTAATCAACAGTTTTATTATCATTGGCATATGTCATAGTGTAATTATAAAATAATTCTATAGGATTTACTCATCGTTTTATCATCATTGGCATATGCCATAGTGTAATTATAAAATAATTCTATAGGATTTACCCATCGTTTTATTCCATGTTTTTTATTTTCTATCAGAATACCTGTTTTATAAAGTTTTAATACCATATATATCTTGTTTTCTTCTGAATGATTTAAAAACGTCTCAATAGTTCTTGATATAACCTTAAGTTTACTTAATACCGACTCATCTCCAAATGCTTTTATCACTGATAAAAAGTGATTTTCAGCAAATTCGAATCTAGGTCTAGATAAAGATACGTTTAACATTATACCACGTTGACTCAAAGTAGTTGCATATCCGTGACTTATACCTTGATGAAACACACCCAGTTTACCATCTGAATTTATGGTAAAAGTACCATATTTCCTTTTCATATGAATTGGATAGATTGAAACATCTTTTGTGGGCATGTCACTGGTCGTTGTGTTTCCTTCGACAAAATCAGTGCTTTTCTTCCAACTTCTATCAGCAAAGCCTTGTATAGGTTTTATTGGAGCTCTGTCAGAGCTTACAATACCGCCACAAATTCTTTTACTTGGACCAAACACATCTTCATTGTCATAATCCTTGTCATAATTTAGCTCACCATCAAAATTCATAGTGATTACGTTACTATAAGTTTTATAACTTGTGTTAGAATACAACAACCCGTTATCCTGAATAAACTTGCTAAGTCCAAAAACATAAGCACTTCTATTTGGGAATAAGGCAATCATTTTGTTGTTTTGAAAAATCTCACTATACATCTCTTCAAGATATGCTGGTGCATTAACAAATATGTCATACACACCATTCTTTGATAAAAAATCAAAGGCTAGGTGTGCACTATCACAAAAGTTATCCTGTTTGTCAAACTCTCTTATAATACCATTGTGGGCTATTACTGGAATTGGAACGCTATTACAAACAGTATCGTGTAGAGATGGCGAAGAGGAGATATAAAATGGATGACAATTTTTATTATCATTACTACCAGAAGTTCCACGTCTTGCATGAAACAATAATTCGTCATTCTCAGAAATATGATAAGCTTCAAGGTCTGCCATAAGAAGATTTGGATACCAATATCCTTTTTTCATAATGATATTATTGGTATTATTTTTCTTAACAGCAAAGCCAGAGCCATCTTGATTAACACGCATACAACTCTTTATTATATCGTGGAAATTTCTTGGTAATGGAACGCCTTTTGGTTTAAGAACCGCTATACACATCTTTTACTATCTCCTTTTTAGTTAACTTTTTGTTTACATTATTAGCAATTACATATTCTCTTCCCTCAGAAGCATCATCAAAATCAGCAAATGTTTGCTTTCTTTTTTCAATGTATGCTATAAGATTTTTATGACCCTTTGGATAGGTCTTGGTTATAATATCAGCAAGGGTAATACCAGGCCTAATAAGACTTTTATAGTTTTCTACAAAGTTTACTATGCCCATTGTAATGAGAATCCAGTTTTCTATTTTGCGATAGTTCATTGTCGCAGAGTGACTCCTTATCTCAATTGTGTAGCTCTTATTACCTCTGATATTATACATTGCTGGAACAAAGTTTAGCCACCAATATCTTGGAGTGTCTCTTTTATATCCACAACAATGTCCTAGTGGATGGTCTTTATCTTTAGAGATTTTATAATCTTCTGGATTATCTCTAACATTAATAACCTTCCTTATCTGTTCAAATGCATTGATAATTGATATGTCATAACTTGCGTTATGCGGAGGAGCTGATATTGGTATCTTAGTCATTTTATTGCAATATTCACTTTTTGACCTAGACTTAGGCATAATAGAGAAAATTTCTTTTTCAATATATAAACCTAAAAGATACATATAAACAATGAATTCTTGAGTAAAATCTACAGAACCAATATGCACATGGACAGAACATAGTTTGTTGATAGCACATCTCTTTGAAATCTCGTTGACTATGTCATTGAGATGAATTAATCCAGCATCACCAGTTAAAACACCTGTTACATATTCACCACCATGAGCCTTACCATCTTCCAATCTCAACGAACCATCAAATACTGATTTAATATTTAGATTTTCTCTAATATAATACGGAATAACTCCCATAATAGTTTCTACTTCTACCTCTAGTTTTCTCTAGCCGGACTATCCCTTCATCTTTCTATTTTACTAGTTAAGATGCACCTATTATAGTCTCTGCACGTCACTCTATACTTTAAAAATTACCCATAGGGTGTAGAGTTTTCGCTCAGGGTTCTTCATGCTAATTCCCTGAATTTAAGGTGTTTCATCAAATTATTTCTAATTTGCGTGGCGTTATAATACTTTCTTTGCAAGAAAGTATTAGCATTATTATATAAAAAATCAATAATTTTTTTAACTTCTGAATTTTTATTTACTTGAATATCGTATAATACCTTTTTATTATTTCTTAAATAAACGTGGTTTTCAATATTATTTTCTTGTAATAAATCAGAAATTTGTTTAACAAAATCTTTTGAAGCAGAAAATATTCTTACACAATTTCTTTTTCCACAGTAAATACTTCCATCACCATCTATTAATCCTCTTAAGAAATGATTTGTAATTGGAAAGTTTACTTTTATAGAAAAGGATTTATTGTTAGTTATTCCCAGTTCGCGTAGAAATTCAACTATTTTTTTGTTTCTAAATGCTACCCTACAGTATGGATATTCTTTTCCGAATTTTTTATAAATACCATATATAATATTTACATTACCTAGAAACTCTTTAAATTTAATTAATATTTTTTCGTCATCTTTTTTAAGAGACAATGCAATTCTATCGCCAAATATACTTCCATCTGCTGATAAAAAACCTAGCCAATATTGCACGTCTTGATTGGATAAATCTTTGAATACATTATCTCTTACGACCTGAGAACGATTACTATCTTTATTTCTAAACTTTTTTGTTAAATTGTATACTGTACATTTGCAAACATTAAATTTATTTGCTATATCTTGTACTGTATATTTTGAATTATTGTACAAATCGATGATTTGTAACTTAACTTCATTGTTCATATCTGTATTTTTCTAATACAAAGATACAACATTTTTATTTAAAAGTCAAGCTTTTTTATAGATTTATTTTATTTACCAAAAGTATACCTCTTTCCTTCTGTTTTGTAGAAGGTTTGAGATTCCATACCATACTTGATTTTTTCTGCTTTTGACATATCCTTCCTGAACTTATATGGATAGTCAAATTTTTCAAAGTCACGAAGGTTTTTCTTGTCACTAGAAGAACTTGAAACCATATCTGGAGATACCAACTTACCCTGAGCATAATCATCTACAAAGCCTAGTTCTAATGCAGCTTTGTAGTCTTTAATAAAGACAGCTCTTCTGGGATTTGCATTACAAATCTCTACTATCTTATTAGCAGTAGTAACATGATGCCAAGGAATAGATTCTAAAGAAATGAAAAGGTTTGCATTAATTGATGGTGCAATGGAATATACATAAGAAATTTTATTATCCTTGTATCCAGTAATAATTGGATTAGAATATTCTATTCCTACGATTTCTCCATTTTCGTCTTTTACTACGCACTCCTTTGGAATATACCCTATACCAAATACACGTTTGAATGTATTAGACGCTTCTACACAATCTTCTATATTATACGTTTTATCGTAATATGTAGTTTTTGCCGAAATTGCTTTTTTTCTTAAACTAGCTTCTACTGATGATACTTTAGTTTTTTTTACTGCCATATACTAGTTTTTTTTTCTTGTTAAATAACCTTTTTGCATAAGATATTCCTCTTTGATAATCTTTTCAAATTTAAAGACGAAATCTTTTACTTTTTTTACATGGTCTTCTACTGATAGTAAGAATCCACCAGTTTCAGAATCAATAAATAACTGTACTGCATCTTCCGTCATACCATCGATGTTAACATTCACACAGTCGCTTTGTTCATCTGATAGAGTATTGACTTCTTCAGCTAAAACCTCCAAATCATCATATAAATCTCCTAATTGTATCCACATCTCGCTTATTGTACTTCTTTCTGCTTGATATACATCGAAAGGTTTATATTCTTTTTCTTTGGATTTTTTATTTGAAGAAGTATCAATGGATTTATCTTCTGGAGTATCAGCATCTATATCTGCGCTTACGTCATCTTCTTCTCTGTCATTGACACTCGTACTTGTATTAGTAGTATTTACAACGTTAAAAGCTTTATTTATAGCATCTATAACGGATTCGTTATTTTCTAACGCTATTTTCATTCTTTTAACAATACTTACTTGTTCAGCTACATCTTTTATGACATCTACTTTTGCCAATGCGCTTATTATGGCTTCATTAGCTTTTTCATCTACGTCAATATTCTTGAATTCTTTCTTAGGTATAACTGGATTTATTACGGTGACTGATGTATTTTTATTCTTTGTACTTGCTTCTCCAACACCAATAGACTTAGCGTATTTCTTAATTTCTTTTGGAGTTTTATCGCCAAGTTGTTTAATTAATACTTCTAATTCGTGTTTTGTTATAAGTCTAAAGGCGTCAACAGACCATTCCCAGCAAGTGCTTTTCTTCTTGGATTTTGGATACACGGTATAATAACAAAGCTTATCAGAATCGCCATTAACACCTTCCTTATAATCATATACATAGACAAGGTCTTCGGTCTTAGTACCATGTTTCCCATCACGGATAGCAACAGCTATAACGCCCTCTTGTTTTACTGGCGTACAAATCATAACATCGTCAAGATTATACATAGTAGTCATCATATTGTCTAATCCGTTAGTACTGTCAAACTCACAAGATATGTCCAATTGTGCATATATGCTAGAACCACGAATATTAGAAGAAAGTTTATAATAACCCCCAACTTTCACCCTTTCACGCTGTACAGCAGTAATATCCTTAGTAATGATTTTTACATAAGTACCAGTACGGGCTATAATATGATTATAATCCTTGTTATCTCTACTGTAATCATCACAATAACCATTAGTAAGGTGATTATTAAGGGTGGTGTTGTTGGAATTATAAACCGTAACAGTCTTAGGAATAATCTGTTCATCAGGCATACTCCTTGTATTGATAATCTTCCCATCAACAATATTGTAAAGACATTTGGTTTTAAATTCCTCAACATTAGTACAACCAATAAATTCAAGAGATTCTTTTATAGAAGAGATATATAGTCCTTCTTCGCATCTTCCTCTCCATAATGGTCTTTCGTCATTTTTTCTGAAACAGAAAAGTGGTTTTTCTTCCGATTCAGATTCAACAGTATATATGATACTTGCAGCACCTTTGATTCTTTTCAAAACGTTTTTATCTACCGCAATCATGGCAAATAATGCTTGAGAATCAGTATCATAATCCACACTTTTAACATCATAGTCACTGCATATTTGCCAGTGATTTGTTAAAGTGCCATTATGAGCACCAATAACAATCTCTCCATTATGTTCTGCTTTGAATGGATGACAATGAGCTTCTTTTTTATGTTGTGTATATGTAGACTTTCTTGTATGTCCAATAAAAAGCTTTTCTGGAACTATATTCCATTTGATAATTTCTGAATATACTTCCTCACTGCTTTTGGTTATAATACCACAATTATACATTCCACAACCTTCTAATCCCCTTGAAGCATTATAAAGAAATAAACTCTTTATCTTTGCTGGGTCAAAGTTATTTTCTCCTGAAAAACCTATTAAGCCACAAAATAAAGTATTACTCTTTTTTAATATTAGCGACATTATTGCATTATATAGTATAATGCAAAATATTATAGTTATAAACACACCACCTCCAGCTTATCATTCATTACACCTTCTTCGTTAATCATATTAAATACTTTCTGCGCATTGCCATTGGTTAGTATAGTACCTTCCTCTACAAGTGAAAAATGTAATGGATTGTGTTCGAAGAATACTTCTAATTTTGTTTCTTTATGAATTATTTTTTCTTTTTTTACAGTCATTTTACGTTTTTTTTAATGCATTAATAATTTGCTGGCATTTACTGTTTGACTCCATAACTCAGTTGTGGCTTTAATTATACTCTTAGCCATTCCTTCATTACCAGTGTTAATACAATATTGCACTTTTTCATAGTCTTTTGGATTTGAACGATATCCTTTATTAAATAAATCTATGGCTAGCATTACACTGTCAAAAATCCATTTCATCGTCGCATCGTCTTTAATCCAAAAACTTGAAAGTGTTCTGTATTCAACCACATGGTTTTATTCCATGTAGACTATCCCTTTATCCTTTCTTTGTGAGATTAGGATAGAACCATTATAGTCGTTGCTGCTTCCATTATATTTAATATCAATAAATAATTAATCCACATTTTTTCTATTAATTATTCTCCATTAAATCACTGGCTTGCTTCAGGATTCCCAACGCTGGTTCCCTGAGTTTAGGTTCTTGTCTCAAATAATTTCTTATTTGTGTGGCATTATAATGTTTCCTTTCTAAGAAAACATTAGCGTCTTGATATAATTTTTCAATAAATAATATTAAATTTTCTTTTTTTGAGGAAATTCTAATATAAAATATTTTTCTTTTAACTTTATTGTAAACTGAAAACATAATTCCCTCTGATTCTAAAAAACATATTACTTTTTTGATAAATTTTTCACTACAAGATATAAGAGATACTTCTCTTCTTGATGAATTAGATATATATCCATCTCCATCAAAATATCCACGTAAAAAATTCCAAGTAATATTAAAATTAGGGTCAAAATCAAATGTTTTATTTTTACAAAACCCACACGAAATAAAAAGTTAAAAAGCAAGAAAAATTATCAATTTTTTTCTTTTACCATATGGCTTAGGTCTAAAAGCACCAGCTTTACCATATAAGATACGTCTCTGTTTGTCTTTGTCAATCAATACAGATGGTACTCCAAGTGTTAAGTCCAAAAGTTTAAGAAGTTCGGTATTTATTTCCATATCTGGACTTTCATACCCAATATGTATATGTCCACCGATACTTCTTAAACAAGGATTCATTTTTATATTTGGCTTATCATTCTTTTCTAATGTATAAGCATTATAATCTGGCTCACAACCAAATTGACAAGCAGCCTCAGTATTCAGCTGGTCTTTATCAAATATAGCACTCGGAGTAAGACAATATGATAAACTACTTGGCAATATCTTTTTCATCTCTGAGAGAGAAAAATTTATTTCTTTGGCAAATTCATCAGCAGTTCTTACTGGCGGTATGTTAAATTCAGCCGTAACATTGTCTTCTTGTGCAGCGTGTCCACGTTCAGACAAATATCTTGGGTCATCTTTTGAACCACCTATAAGTCCTACAGAGGAGATATATTTCTTATTTTCATTGATAAGAAATACTTCTATATCTGCACCTATGGTTACATTTTCAATCTTATCGCTCATACAAAAGGTTTTTAATTATATATTTTGCAATAATACAATCTAGCTCTTCCAACTTGTTAATATATAGGCTCTTTATCCTATATTTCTAATACTTTATCATCGTATTAGTTCAGACTATATCTTTAACTCTATAAGAGTTAATGGTTTTTCGTGGATATATTATATTCTAAAATAATTTTATATATTATTTTAGTTTCAATATCTAGTCGTTGCACCTACTATAACCATTTAGATTATAGCT